ATTTAAAATTTCTAAATATATATCATTTTTATCATATTTAAAAAAAATAGATTTTGTAAAATTTTCATGAATAGTTAAAGGAACTAAAACTTTATCTATTCTATACATTGATAAACTATCATTTATATTAGTATATTTATTTATTAAAGATTTAGATGAATCGAATAAACTTATATCTTTACATTTTTTTTCTGAATTATTGATAAAATATTTAATTGCGTCTACATTAATTTCATCATTAAAATCAAAACTATTTTTTAAATCATATAAAATTAAAATTAATCTTCTTATATCATTTTGACAAAATTTTAATATTTTTGATTTTACTTTGTCATCTTTTATATTTATATTTTCATTTTTAATAATAGTATCTAGAAATTTTAGTAATTCTAAATTTGTTGGTTGTTTTAATTTAATATCATCTCCAAATTCTAAAATATCAATTAATAATTTATTATGTAATAAACTAGATATAAATATTATTGGAAAATATCTTTTAACGTGATTTAGTTTTACTAAATCTTTGATTCTAGATTTTTCATTTTTTAATGTTATTTTGTCAACATCATTAATTACTAAAACAAATTTATCTTTTTTAGAATTCATTAATCTTAAATTTTCTCCAGTAAAACAATTTACTAAATCTTCAAATAAATTTTTGGCTTTTTCATCTTTATAATCCAACCACTTAAATTTATATTTATTTTTTTCTAAAATTTTTCTAATTATAAGATTTTTACCAATTCCATGATACCCTGATACTACTAAACTCATGTTTTTTTTTTCACTTTTAATCCACTTATCTATCTTTTCAATATTACTTTTATTACCAATAATTTCTTTTACACTTTTTGGTCTATATTTATTAATCCAAAAGTCACTCATATCTATTTTAATAAATAATTCTTTAAATCTTCAAATTTTTTTTTATATATATCATTTATTTTTTTCTCATTTAATTTATTCAAATTATCTACTTTGATATTCTTTCCTGAACTAACTAATTTATTGAAATCAGTTTTATATATCTTATTTAATTCATTATACATACAAATATAAAATATATTTTTTATTATATGGATTACTCATTTTATAAAAAATTATATTTTGATTTAAAAAACTTTAACAATGAACAACTTAAACATCATTATATGAAATATGGTGCATGGGAAGGAAGAATTTGTAATAAACAAATGATGTCACATAAAATTAAAAAAAATAAAATTATATCAAATAATAAAAATTCATTTATTAATAATTATTCATCTAAAACTTTACATAAAAAAATAAATATTTTAATTAGAACTTCTAACCGTCCAAATTGTTTTAATAAAAATATTGATTCAATATTAAAACAAGAGTATAATAATCTAAAATTATTTATATCATACGACAATAATTATACTAAGGAGTATATTTTAAAAGAATTAGATAATAAAGAATTAGATTATGAAATAGTGGAAGTAATTGCAAAGAATGATAAATATAATTATAATGATTATTGTAATCATTTATTAGATAAAGTTAATGATGGATATATAATTTTTCTAGATGATGATGATAAATTTAATCATGATAAATCTTTGAAATACATAAATGATTATTTAGAGGAAGATATATTTTTAGTATGGGATTACTTTAGAGCTGATAAATTAATTGGACCAAAAAAAGGTGAGATAAAAAAAGGAAACATAACTAGTTGTGGTTTTTGTTATAATAGTAAATATAAATCATTTTGGCCTTCAGAAATTAATGCAGACTTTACGTTTATTGATAATTTATTAAAGAATAATAAATTAAAAATAGCAAAATTAGATAAAGTTTTAACTACTAGTATTAACTTAAATATTATATACGGTCAAGGAAAAAGAGAAGATATTGAGTAAATTTTTAATATACAATAAAATATGGATTTAAAACATTTTCTTTATTATATTCTAATTCTTCATCTGAAAATATTAAATTATTTTCTGTATACTTAATTACTTTACCTCCAGCATATTTAACTACAGCATGAGCAGCACATGTATCCCATTCACTTGTTGGTGCTAATCTTGGATATATATCAGCTTTTCCTTCTGCTACCCATAATAATTTTATACTACTTCCAGTATTAATTATATTAGGATTATTAAATAAATCAATAAAATTTTTAGTTTTATCATTTAAATGTGAAGAAGATGCTACTATATTAAGTTTTTTTTTTGTAAAATCTTTTTTAGAAATTAATAATTTTTTTTTTATATTATTTTCTAATTTAAAGCTTCCATAGTTTTCTGCTCCAAAATAAATTTCACCGGTAACAGGAATACTTACAATACCAAAAACAGGGATTTTATTTTTACACAATCCTATATTAATTGTGAATTGTCCATTTTTTTTAATAAATTCTTTAGTTCCGTCAATTGGATCTATTAACCAACATAAATTATGTTTTTTTCTATCTTGAAAACTATACTGCTTATTTTCTTCACTAATTATTAAAATATCAGGATAATTATTTTTTAAAAAATCACAAATATGTTTATTACATTTTTTATCAGCTAATGTTAGAGGTGTATTATCTGATTTATTTATAACTTCAAATTCTGTGTTATAAATATTTAAAACAATTTGATTACATTCTTTTACTAAATTAATTAGTTTATTTATAAAAATTTCTTCTTCGTAAAACATATAATATTAAACATAATATTTTTAGAATAGATAAAATATTTAAGAAAATATTAATATAATAAAAATTATGTTAAGAAAAAACTTAGTAAGTGGTTTTACTAAATTATATTCAAATGATAGTAATATATTAATTCACAATTACATATTATCAAAAGATTATATAAATTTACATAAGTTATATTATCATGATTTATATTATAACAAAAAAAAAAAGTCATTGTTAAATAATTTAAATTTTTATGATAAATTGTATAAAGATTATAAAGATTTTTATCCTAATTTAAAAAGTAATATAAATAATTTTGATTTAAAATTTAATTCAATTCATAAAAAATATTGTGATGTTACTAATTTTAATGATAAAAATTTTGATAAACTAATTTATGAAAGAAGTATACATTATAATATATTATATAATAATTTAAAATTAGACGATATAAATTATAATGTACTTTTTCATGAAACTCAGTATGATAACAATATGTATGATTCAGATCTTTATAATAAAATTTATTTAAATGTATATTTAGAAATTAAAAAAAGTTATATTTACTAAAAATTATTTAAATAAAAAATTAACATTTAAATAATGGAACAAAGTAAATTTAATAAATATCAAGAAGCATCAAAAATATTAAATGAAGTTTTAGATGATTGTAAGAAATTATGTAATGATAAATACAATATTTCATTTATTTGTAGAATAAGTGATGAATTGGTTAATACTAGATTATCAAAGATATTTAATAAAAAAAAATTAGAAAAATCGGTTGTATTACCTACTTGTATTTCAGTAAATAATATTATTTCACACAATACTTTTGATATAGATAATGATTATAAATTAAAAGATGGTGATATTGTAAGAATTGAGATGGCATGTCATATAGACAATAATATTGTTTCAATTGGTGATACTATTAAAATTAATGATTTGGATTTTATTAATTCTAAATTGATGAATGCTGCTAAATTAGCAATGAAAATAGGTATTAATAATATTACTCCTGATATGAACATTTCTGAATTTGAGAAAGTTGTAAGTAATGTTGCAAAATGTTTTGATTTAAGATTAGTAGAAAGACCTAATGTATTTCATGAACATGATGCTAAATTACAATTTGATTGGGTTCATAGAGATAATGGAATATTTAAAGAACCGTCATTTGTAGTTAGACATGATCATGAATTAGATTTAGAAGGGACTGAATTTATGGATGATGAATTTGAGAAGAATAGTAAATTTAAGGTAGGTGAGGTGTATCATTTATCAATATTATTAACAGATAGTAAAAAAAAAGAGGTATTGAGTAAGAATGATGGAAAATTATATCAAAAGACAATTAGGTGGCATGGTTTAAAAACTAAATTAGGTAAGGAGTTAATAAATAATGTAACAAGTATAAATAAGAATAATTTTTTTAAATTATCGGATATTGATATGAGTTTAAATAATATTAGATTTGGAATGAAGGAGTGTATGGATAATAAGTTAGTCAGGAGGTTAGATTTGATTGAGTTGAAAGAAGGTGAATGTGTTATGTTAAAGTGTAGTGTAGTAATTCAGGATAATTCTGTTTTTAAGTTAACTGGTTTTAAGATGACTAATATGGAGAAGAACGATGATTTAAGTGAAGAATTAAATGATATAATTATTCAGTCAAATAAGTTTGTGAAGAGAGAAAATTATATGTTATAATCATTTAATTTTAATAAAATTCAAATATTTTTTTTGTAAAAAAAATATATATATATATATGTCATATAATTTAAATGATAGAGAAGTAATTTTAGATTTAATTGAGGAGGATGGTTATTCGTTAGTTTATGCATCAGAATTATTAAAAGGAGATAAAGAATTAGTATTAAAGGCAGTTAAAAAAAATGGTTTAGCATTAAAATTTGCATCTGACATTTTAAAAAATGATTACAATGTTGTGATGGAGGCTGTTAAAGAAAATGGTGAATCATTATTTTTTGTATCTGAAAACTTAAAAAATAATGAAAATATAATTATTGCTGCTATTAATAGTTATAATAATGCATTTTTATACATTCCAGATAAATTTAAAAATGATAAAAATTTTATTTTAAAAGTAATTAAAAATAATGGTTTATTATTAAAATATTTAAAAAATTTCAATAATGATAAAAAAATAGTAATGGAAGCAGTGAAAAATAATGGTATGACTTTAATAAATGCTTCAGATGCGATGAAGGAAGATAAAGATATTATTTTAGAAGCTGTAAAAAATAATGGTCTTGCATTACAATATTCATCAAGATTTTTAAGAAAAAATGAAGAAATTGTAATGGAAGCGATTAAACAATTAAGTTATTCATTAATATATGCTTCAGATGAATTAAAAAGAGACAAAAATTTTATAAAAAAAGGATTAAAATTTACTGGTACGCTATACAAATATTTACCATATGATTTAAAATTAGATAGTGAAATTGTTTTAGAAGCAGTAAAAAAAAATGGTTATGTTTTATGTTTTACACCAGAACAATTTCAAAATGAAAAAAATATTGTTTTAGAAGCAGTAAAACAGTATCCAAGTAGTCTTTTATATGCATCAGATAATTTAAAAAATGATAAAGATATTGTAACAGCAGCAGTTAAAGTAAATGGGGATTCGTTGCATTATGCATCTAATGAGTTAAAAAATGATAAAAAATTTATGTTAAATTTAATTAAAAATAATGGTTTATTATTACAATATGTTTCAGATGATTTAAAAAATGATAATGAAGTAGTATTTGAAGCTGTAAATCAGAATGGATTAGCGTTACAATATTCATCACTTGATTTAAGGAAAGATCCAAAAATAACATCAGTTGCAATAAAAAAAAATAAGTTAGCTGAACAATTTGTAATTTCATAATATTTATTTAATATTTTCTGTTATAAAAATATATAAATTTTCAAAAAAATTATAATTTTGAAAATGTTTAAACATTTTATCCATCAATGTATAAACTGATATGTTTGAGTTATATAATTTTATATAATTTTCAAGAATTAAAAAACAAAATGAACAATCAAAACAATTACAAAAAAACTTATATTCATAATTATGTAATCTGCTGTAATTACAAACTCTCAATATTCTATTATGATAATACATTTTATCTTCATAATCATTTAAGTAATATATTTTATCTTTAGCATTTCTATGTACAATAAGTCTAGATTCAGTAGATGTAATAGGTGAAAAAGGTTGAATAATTGAAAGATTCATTTTTTTTTTTAGAAATTTTTCTATTAAATCTATAACCAATATAATTTTCTATTTTAGTGTGATCAAATAATATTTCAATATTCTCATCATGACAAAAGAAATGTAAAGTATGATAATTCTTTAGTATAATTTTTTTTAGTTCACTCCGTAAAATGACAAAATAATTTTAAATGAGACATATATATTAATTAATATTATTTATAATATCGTTAAAACTAATTTTAAAAAATTGATAATAATCTAAATGTTTAAATACTTTTTCAATTAAAGTATAAACAGTTAAATCAATATCATTTTTCTTTAAATAATCTTCAATAATTAGAAAAAAAGATGAACAATCAAAACAATTACAAAAATATTTGTTTTTATAATTATGTAAGTTTTTATAATTACAAACTCTTAATATTCTGTTATGATAATACATTTTATCTTCATAATCATCTAAATAATAAATTTTATCTTTTGCATTTTTCATTACAATAAGTCTAGTTTCGGTAGATGTTTTTGGAGCAAAAGGTTGAATAATCAATTCACCATCTAAATATTTATATTCATTTGAGGCTCTAGGAATTCTAAATTTAAGAAAACTAATGTCAGCATTAAATGTTTTACACCAATCATATTGTAATCTCATATCTATATCTATTAAAATTTCTTTTGTATCTCTAATTGTAAATGTTTCAAGATTACGAATATCACACATAAATACAGTAAATTTATTTTTAAGTAATTTTTTGAAATATTCAGCATCTTTATTAAAGAATAACTTATTAGACATATGTAATACTTTATTATTATTATGTAATTTATTATAAAAACGACTAGGATCAATAAGATACCAATAACAATTAGGAAATAAATTTGATAATATATATATATTTTGTCCATAAGCTGATCCAGGATAAACTATATGAACTTCTTTATTTTTAGGTATATAATTAGTCATAAATTGTAATGTAGTGAGAAATAGTTTAATTTGTCCAGTATGCAATGTAGAGGTAGGACGATGTCTTCTGTCTTGATAATCTAATTTAGGAAAATTTTTATCTAATTTATATTTTATAGTATTTTGATAATACATATTTTTAATATCATCATAAGTTATATTAAAAGAGTCAGGAAATACATTTGTAAAATTTCTTTCAAAAGTATATCCATTTTTATATGATAAATCACTATTATCTTGTATAATTTCATTATTATTATCTATTTTTATTATTTTTAAATTATCATAATGACAAAAAAAATGTAAAGTATGTGGATTCTTCAATATTATATCTTTTTGTTCAGGTGTTAATTTACAAAATAAAGTATAATTTGGCATTATATATATATATATATTCTAAATTTTATTTATATTTATATTAATTTGAATCATATATAATATATGATAAAATATAATTTTACTTAAAAAAAATTGAAAAAAAATAATTTTTAACAATAATATATTTGATAATTTATGTTAATATATAATTAATCATGTATAACAATATTGAAGATTCATTTAAAGAAAAATTAAATAAAATTTTTCAAGAAATTAAAAATTCAGAAGATTTAGATATTACTGTCATAAATAATAATGTTAAGTTAGAAGAAACTGATAATAGAAATATATATATATGGTTAAAAATATCATTTGAAGAAAATAAAATTATATTTTTACCTTATTTAGGTAGCAAGAATAGTATTCATTTGAAAAAACAAATTAAAAATAGATTTAAAAAAAAAATTATTGAATGTTATGATGCAACTAATATTGAAGATATATTAAAAAATAATATTAATGATTTCTTTGAATAAAGTATATTACTATTATTTTTAATATTATCTAACAACATTTAAAAAATATATTATTTTATAAAAATAATAATATTAAATATTTTTAATTTTTGAAAAAATTGAAAATATTTAATATTATATGATTTTATCTTATATTAACAATTTATATGAATACAAATGAAAAATAATACTCTTGTAGAATACCATAATGATTCAGTAAGCTATAGTATTTTAATAAATCCTGTTATTTTTTATGATAAGCGAATTACTGAATATAGTAATATAAATGAATTAATATGTACAAATAAATCTATTTTAACAAATAGTAATGTAAATAATATTGTTATTAATGAAAATGTTTTTGTAAAAAAATGTAAAAATATTTGTAAAAAAGAATTTTATATAGATAATAATTGTATTAAAAATAAAAATGATAATCAATTAATTACTTCAAATAATATTAAACTTAATCTTCCTAACTTTACTTATAAAGGATCAATCATAAATGGTAAACTATCAGGAAATGGTGTTTTAATTCAATCAGGAAATAAATATGAAGGAGAATTTATAAATAATAAAAAAAATGGTATTGGTTTCATGCAATATAAAAATGGTGATATTTATTTTGGTCTATGGAAAAATGATAAAAGATATGGTAATGGTATTTTTAAATGTGCAGCACATGTTTATGATGGTGAATGGTTTAATGATACTAAATTTGGAAAAGGTACCTTAATTTATATAAATGGAATTGTTTATGAAGGTGATTGGGCTAATGATAAAAAACATGGTTATGGAACTTATATTTGGCCTAATAGTAAATATATTGGTTATTGGTCGAATGATAAAAGAAATGGTTATGGTACTTATATATGGTCTGATGGAAGTAAATATGAAGGTGAATGGTTAAATGATCAAAAACATGGTAAAGGTAGTTTATTATTATTTAAAACAAATGATTATAATGAAGTTATTAAATGTAAATATATTGGTGATTGGACTGAAGGAAAAAAGAATGGTTATGGTAATATGTTTTACAATAACGGAGATATTTTTCAAGGCCAATGGTTTAATGATAAAAGAGATAAAGGAATTTTATTTTGTAAGGACAGAAATACCTATTATAATATTTAATATTATAATAAAAATTGATTTTTTATATAATTTATGTTTATTAATATTATCTAATATATTGAATATGAGTAATTTAGCGATTATAGAGTGTGAAAATTATCCTGTAGACTTATGTTGTCCAATAGGTCATGATTTATTAATTGATCCAGTAATTATTAGTGATGGACATACATATGAAAAAGAAAATATAATTAAATGGCTTAGTTCAAGTAGAAAATCGCCTTTAACTCATGAGTATGTATCTTTTAATTATCACGAGCCAGATAAATTTATTACTAAGAATATCTTAGTTAAAAAAATAATAGATAAATGGAAAGAAGACAATTTAATAAAAAAAGAATTTAATATTGATAATTTAATTATTAAATATAAAGATAATAATGAGCCAATTACTTGTGATTATATTAAATTAATACATATTGATTTTACTTATCAAGGATCAATATTAGATGGTGAATTTTCTGGTAAAGGTAAAATTATATATACTATAGGTGATACTTATTTTTATGAAGGAGAATGGTTAAATAATTTTAAAAATGGTAAAGGTGTTATGAAGTACAATAACGGTAATATTTATAATGGTGAATGGATAATTGATTTAAAGCATGGTATAGGTGAATTAATTTATAATAATGGTGATATTTATAATGGAAATTGGTACAATGATAAAAAACATGGAAAAGGAAAACTTACTTTTAAAAATGGCGATATTTATGATGGTGAATGGCTAGAAAATAAAAAAAGTGGTAAGGGTAATTTTACTTTTAAAAACGGAAATTTTTATGATGGTTATTGGTTGAATGATGAAAAAAATGGATTTGGAATTTTACAAATTAAAAATAAAAATAGAGATAGATATAATTATATTAATAATGATTATGAAAGATATGAAGGTAATTTTGAATCTAATTTAAAAAATGGTTTTGGTAAAATGAAATACGAAAATAATGATATTTATGACGGAGAATGGTTAAATGATAAAAAAAATGGTAAAGGTGTTATGAAATACAATAATGGAAACATTTATGATGGTGAATGGTTAGAAGATAAAAAACATGGTCAAGGTAAATTTACTTTATTTAATGGAGATATTTATGATTGTGAATGGATTAATGATAAAATGAATGGTAAATGTAAATATATTAATAAAAATGATGATATTTTTGATGGTGAATTCAATAATAATACAAAAGAATTTAAAGGAATTTTAACCTGTAATAATGGTGATATTTATAATGGTATATTTATAGAATCTGAAGAAAAACAAATAAGTTTTAAAGGTGATTTTAAAGGTATAATTAAAAATATGAGTAATTTAAGTGATATCAATTTATTTTCAAATGAAGAGGAAAAATCTAATATTTCTGATATTTTGAATAAAATTAAAAAACAGAATGCAAGGCGTAATGAGACACAAACTCAATATGAAGAATCATATTATATAGAATCAGCTTCAGATTCAGATTTAGATTCAGATTCAGATTCTTCATCTATTAATACTTCTGATATTGATTTATTAAATTAAAATAATAATATTAACTATTAAAGTAATAATAAACATTTATTTTTTATATATTTTGAATAAAATTATTATATTTATAACTAAAATTAATGGTAATTATAAATATAATTAAATAAATTAAAGAATTATTTTTTTATATAATAAGATATATGAGATATATTGCTGGAAATAAATTTATTCATGCATTTAATTTATCAAAGAAACTTTTATTAAGGAACCGAATTCCTGTAATTAATTATGCTGTAGAGAATAAAAGTAATTCGGATGTATTTCAAGAATATGAGTATATAAATAAACATTTAGATGAGCGATTTAAAATTGCTTTAAAATTATCATCATTAAATTATGATAAAAAATTAATAAATGAATTAATTAACATGTATAAAGAAAAAAATGTAAAAATTTTAATAGATGCTGAGAATAATAATGATTATAATAAATATAGATCAATAATGGATGAATTATTAAATGAACATAATAATGATAAATGTAATATATTGAAGACTTATCAGATGTACAGGAAGGATTCAATGACAGAATTAAGATATGATTTAAAAAATCATAATAATTTAGGATGTAAATTAGTTAGAGGTGCTTATTGGAATAGTGATAATAAAAGTGGAAATTTATTTATAAATAAAATTGAGACAGATAGTAATTATAATAATGGAATAAATTTATTAGCAAGAAATAAGAATGGTTGTAATATAATAGCAACACATAATAATTATTCAATTGATTTAGTAAAATATTTTAATAATGAAAATTTAGAATATGGAAAATTATTGGATTTTAATAACAAAAAATACAAAGATGTAAAAAATAAAGTAAATATTTATATTCCATATGGTCCTTATTTTGATATGATTCCTTACTTATACAGACGATTATATGAAAATTTAGATTCTATTAAATATATGTCATAATATAAATATACATAAAAGTAAATTTATATTAAAATATATAATGTATTTTATAATTAAAATTTTATTATTTTTTTTATTATCGTTTAAAGTATATGCTTGGACACCATATTCATGGAAATCAAAATCTAAAACTATTTATATTCAAGATTATCATAATAAAAAAGAATTAAAAGAAGTTGAAGATAAATTATTATCATATTCACCATTAGTAACAGGACATGAATGTGATGATTTAAAAAGTAAAATTCATTTAGCATCGAAAGGTAAAGCATTTGTATTAATGGGAGGAGATTGTGCAGAGAGTTTTGATACATTTACTCCAAATTACGTAAGGGATATGTATCGTTTATTATTACAGATGGGTATTTTTTTATCATATGCGAATGGTATACCAACAGTAAAAATTGCAAGAATGGCAGGTCAGTATGCTAAACCTCGTTCAGAAAATTTCGAAACAATAACAAATGGTACTTCAATTGATTTTATTGAATCATATAAAGGTGATATAATAAATGGTTATAATCGGGATGAGCGTTATCCAAAAGCGGATAGAATGATAGAAGCGTATCATCAGTCAACTCAAACATTAAATTTTCTAAGGTCGTTTTCTTTTGGTGGGTATGCATCAGTTCATAATATAGATAATTGGAAATTAGAGAATTATTTAATTAATCATGATAATCCTTATTTTAAAAAAATAAAAAGTTCTATAAGGTTTATGAAAGGTTTAGATATAAATATTGATAATCCTATTTTTACACAGACCAAAATATTTACTGGTCATGAGGCGTTATTATTACAATATGAGTCACCATTAACGAGGAAAGATTCAGTATTAAAAAAATATTATGGTTGTAGTGGTAATTTCTTATGGTTAGGGGAGAGGACTAGAGATTTAGATTCACCACATGTAGAGTATTTAAGTGGGATTAATAATCCAATAGGGATAAAAATATCATCAAAATGTACAAATATTGAATTAAAAAAATTAATAAAAAAGTTAAATCCAAATAATGATTATGGTAGAATTACGTTAATTACAAGATTTGGGAAAGAGCAAATAGAGAATCATTTACCTAGGTTAATTAAGGTAGTGAAGGATAATAATTTTAATGTTCTTTGGTGTTGTGATCCTATGCATGGAAATACAAAGAAGTTAGAGAGTGGATTAAAAACAAGATATTTTCATGATGTGTGGACAGAAATAAAATTATTTTTTGATATTCATTATGAGAATAATACAATACCAGGTGGTTTACATTTAGAAATGACACCTAATTTAGTTACTGAGTGTGTTGATTTTGATTCTATATTTATAGAAAATATGCAAGATAATTATCAATCAAAATGTGATCCACGTTTAAATGGTTATCAATGTATTTCGATAGTTTCATCATTATGTGATTTAATAATAAAAAAATATAATTAATAATTTTTATAATAATAATTTTAATTTTTCTAAGTTTATGTAATAGGGGTTATTTTGTAAATCAACATAATCTTTTATATCATTCATGCAGGTTATAATATCAAAATTTAATTCTAGTTTAATAAGAATATCATATATTCTAGATTTCTTAAGTAACCAGCATTTTTGATCTATAAAAATAAATTTTATATTAGCCAAGTATTGTTTTGGTATAAATAACAGATTAGTTATTCCGGAACCAATTTCTATTATTATTATTTTTGGATTTAAATTAATTAAGGTAATTAATTTATTTTCTAAATTTTTATCTTCAAAAAAGTATTTAATAATATTATTATTTATAATAAATTGGTCTAATTCTTTATCATTAATAATGAATCTATTTTTACCTGCATTATGAATAGATTTTTTTCTTAATATAAAGATTATATTTTCATTTTGGATGTTATTGATATATTGTGAACCTAAATTTTGATAAATATCAAATAATTGAGAAGGGATAGTATCAGGAGAAAGATAATGACCTATATATGCATTATAAATTTCATAATTATATTGATATATATCAAGAAATTCAATATTAGATTGAGGGATTAATTTAAATAAAATATCTTTTTGAAAGTCTAGCATATTTAGTGGAAGTGCTAATTTAATATTATTTAAGTTAAAGAATGGTAATAATTTTTGTAAATAGTGAAAATGGAAATGAAAGTAATTACCGCCAGATTTATTTCCTCTGTTAAAAATAAATATAAATAAATTGTGTTTAATAATGCATTTTTTATGTTTGAATATAGCGTATTTGGTGTCAGAATTAATATATAAATTAATTGAAAGAGATGAAGTGATACATTTATCATTATAAAATAATTTATCGTCACAAGTAATAATTTTATTATAATACATATAATAAGTGATATTTTTTATAATGGATTGTATAATATGTTTAACAGAGACAAAAGAAAAATCATTAAGTAAATGTAAATGTAAATATAATATTCATAAAAAATGTTATATAAAGTTTTTAGAAAGTAGTATGTTTTTATGTCCAATTTGTAGAAAACCTAAAAGTAAGATTAAAAATAATTATAATGAAATAGATTTTATAATTAAAATTTTTTTTACAATGTATTTTATTTTTATTTTTATAATATATTCATTATTAATTTATGTGAACTATAAAGTTTTTAATAAATTTATAATAAGAAATATATATTTTATATAAAGTAATTTATAAATATTAATTATGTGTTTAATAAAAAATTATTTTTTATCTAAATAAATTTATATATGTATTTATATTTAATATATATGTATGCTTTATTCATATCATATGCAAGTGCTTTTAATAATATTAATTATGTACCAAAATATAAAATGCGTCAGATATTATTTAATATATATAATATCAAAGAAAAAGGGGATAATACACTTGAGCATATAATACCACAATCTACATTTAAAGATAATAAAAATATTAGTAAAGATTTACATAATATAATGTTATATCCATCAAAAGTAAACAGTCATAGAAGTAATTATAAATACATATCGAATCCTAATTTTTATGAAGATTCTAAATTATTATGTGGTGAAGGTAATATTATAAAATATGAAAATAGTGTAGGAAATAAATATTTTATAAAAAGTTGTAAAAACAAATTATTTTATCCAAAAGAACAATATAGAGGAGAAATATCTAGAGCAGCAATGTATTTTTGTTATACCTATCCTAATTATAAAAATGAAATATTTAGTAAAGTAATTGATCCATATACAATTCTAACTTGGCATCATGAATACCCAATTTCTAATTTTGAGAAATATAAATCTATAGAAATTGAAAAAATTCAAGGAAATAAAAATATATTTGTTGAAGATCCTAAACAAGCTGTTATTTATATGGAAGAAATATTAAATAAAAAGTTTCCTATCTATCATAACTATAATTATGATAAATAAATATTTAGAGAAAAAAATATAACATAAATTATGAGTAATAATATTATTAAAGTATCTTTTTCATATGCCAAATTAATATTTGATAATATATCTATAGAAAAATTTAATAAATTAATTTTTACTGACGAAAGTATATATAGTAGTAGTAAAGTAGAAGGATCTAATTTATTAAAAAATATTATTATTGATAATATTAAAGACCATAATATTACAATTACAGATGGAACAGCTAATATAGGTACTGATTCAATTTATTTATCAAATTATTTTAAACAAATTAATTCAATAGAAATTTCAAATATAAATCATAAAGCATTAGTAAATAATATTAATGTTTTTCAAAAAAGTAATATTAAGCCAATATTAGGAGATGTAATTAATGAGATAAATAATTTAGATCAAGATGTAATTTATATAGATGCTCCTTGGGGAGGAAGAAATTATAAAAAAAATGAAAATATGAAATTATACTTAGGAAATATGGAAATTCTTGAATTTTATAAAAATTTTAAGAATAAAGCTAAAATTTTTATATTCAAAATTCCATATAACTATAATTTTGAATATTTAAAAAATAATATTAATGAAAAGATTATTATTTATCCTTTTAAAAAAGATAATAAAATTAAATTTTTCTTTATTTTAATTTATTAAATTTTATCTATAATCTTTTCTTTAATTAAATAATTTGATATTTTACTTAATACATCATCAATATTTGTATAATCCCATTTGTAATCATCATAATCATCATTAAAACTTTTTAAACCATCTTTTATAATACTAGTTTTAAATATATTTTTATTATATAATTTATTTAATAAATTTAAACATACATCAATATTATTATTTTCTAAAATATATAATATTAAAAAATATATGAATTTAATTTTGATTTTATCATTTGAAGCATTTTTACTTATTTTTTCTAAAAATTCTATTAAATCATTATTTTCTATATAATCATTAATACCACTTTTTAAAATTACTTCTATTTTATCATCATCTAAATCTACATCTACTTTTTTCTCCTCTTTTTTCTTTTCCTTTATTTCTTTATTTTCAATAAAATCTAATATTAAAAATTTTATTTTTTTATTCAGATTATTATTTTTTAAATATATTGAAAAAAACTCAATGAATTTTTCTCTCTCTTCATTATTAATATATTTATATAAATTTTTTACTAAATTGACACCTAATTCTAATTTAAAATATTTTTTTAAATCTAATGTTAAATTTTCTAAAATATATGTGATTAAATCTTTATCAATTAAATTATATTTAAAAAGTTCACAAATTAATTTCATTAATCCAATATTTTTATTTTTAATTTTATAATATTCATCAATATTTTCTTCTCTTAATATTTCTAATGTTTCTTGATAATCATATTGAATAATTTTATTAAAATCATCTTCTACTTTATTTAAAAGTATTTCTGCTACAAATTTATCATCTAATTTCCATTTATTAATATTAGAAAAAATAATCTTTTCGATTAAGTAATTCCAAATATCATTTTTATAATCATTTTTATATTTATATATAATCATATTAACTAAGTATTCTAAATTACTATTATTATTAATTTTTAATTTTAATATATCTAATGTTACTTTATTATAATTATTTATACTATACATATTTAATAAAGAATTTATTTTTTTTTTAATCTTTTCTTCATCAGTTAAGAACCTCTTTCTATGATACTTATTATTATTAAATGATATATTTTTTGATATTTTTACTTTAAAATTTTTTTTGTCTGTAGAATGATTCATCATTTCTTTTATTTCATCAAAGTAACTTTTATCTATTTCTACATCATTTTTAAATTTAAAAATAAATTCTGGTTTATATTTTTCAATTTTCATAATATAATATTTTAATAATATTTTTTTAAATATATATTAATATATATATATGAATTTTTTAAGAAAAATACCTCCATACTATGTGGCCAAAAAAGCATCTAATTTAATAAATAATGGTAATATTAAATTAGAAGAAGATTACATTTTTAAAGGATCAAATGCTTATACAAAAATAAATGAAGTAAAACAAAATAATGATATTAAATTTGCTTACAATGAATTAATTAAAAATGTAAAAAAATATCAAAAAAATAATATTAATACTTTTTAATTTTTACATTTTTATTAAAAATGTAATTAATAACATCCCATATATTATTTACTAGTAATACATTAAAATTTTTATCAATTGGATTATTATCTCCATTTTTAATTTTTTCCAAATCACTTTTATTTTGATTAGGAATTAATACAGTCTCTACACCAGCTTTTTTGGCACCATTTAATTTCTCACATAAACCTCCAATTTCTGTGACTTCACCCTTTAAATTTATCTCACCTGTCATCGCAAATTTGTTATTTACAGGTACATTCATTAATAATGAAATTATTGCTGTTGTAATTCCTGCTCCTGCTGATGGTCCATCCTTTGGTGTGGCTCCATCTGGACAATGAATGTGAATTCCTGTATTACCAAAATCCTTCCACTCTTTATTTAATTTCTCTTTATACTTGTCTGGTAATACATTCCATGCAACAGTTTTAGCACATCTCATTGATTCTTTCATTACATCCCCTAATTGACCAGTCAATTGTAACTCTAACTTATTATTAGTTGGTATAGAAAATACTTCTATCGGAATTAAACCTCCTACTCCCATATCATTCGCCCATAAACCATTTACTAAACCAACTTTTGGTTTTTCATAGATCTTTGTAATTGACATTGATCTTCTTTTTTTAAAAATATCATCAGTTAACATTTCTTTTGTTAAATTTATTGGAAATCTAATTTTTTTATCTAATAATTTTGTTCCATTTAACCTCCTCAAATTAATTTCCTTACATATTTCTAATACACACTCCTTCAATCTTCTCACTCCACCCTCAAAAGTATAACTCTCTATTATAAATTTAATTATATCATCATTTATAATAATATTATTTACATCATATCCTACTGAATTAATTATTTTTGGAATTAAATAATTTTTACCTATCTTAATTTTTTCATTTAACTGAAATCCATCAGTTCTAATTATATACATTCTATCTTTTAATATTCTATTTATTTTCCACTCCTCATTAAATGAAAATATAAATATACACTTTGATAAATCAAAATCTATCCCTTGGAAATATTTGTCATTAAAATGACTATTTTGAGTACTATCTGTTAAATGCATTAATATATTTACTATCTCCTCACCCTTCGCTGTATCACTTACCTTATCTAATTCATCAAAAAATATTACAGGATTCATACATTTTGCATTAATTACACAATCTATTATCTTACCCCATCTTGATCCCTCATATGTATAATCAAACCCCTCCAAAAACGCTGAATCTGTTGCACCACCTAATGATATAAACTCAAATGGCCTGTCCAACGCTTTCGATATCCCATCCTGAATTAATTGAGTTTTACCCACACCAGGTGGACCCTGTATTGCTATTACTGATCCACCTTCATTCGATTTTGTTATTGTTTGTGCTATTACTTGTAATATTTGTTTTTTAGCATTGTCATGACCATAAACAGCACTATCCATATCATTTTTCACTTTATCTAAATAATTTTTAATATCTTTTTTTGATGAACTAGATAATGATACAACTGGTTTTTTATATACACCAAAAGGTACCTTATTAATACACTCTACCCAGTTCTTTAACTTAAAATATTCACCACTATAAGGACTTAATGACTCAAAATTTTGAATCTTATTCACTATTATACCTTTGTTTAATAAATTGATATCACTCTCTATTATTTTTAATAACTTTGGTTTTTCTACATTATTTATACCCTTTAACTCATTGATTTTTTTTAAATATTTCTCCTTCTCATCTTTATCTAAATTCTTAAAATACTTTAAATCATTTTTTGATGTTGATACTCCATTTGATAAAAATTTTTCAAACTCTTTATCATAATCATCCTTATCTTGACTATCTTCTGATGAAGTTTCATATTCTTCCTCATCTAAATAATTTATTGGATCTATTAATAACTTAAATATTAAATTATCTTGTTTATCATTCTTTAAATTATATACCTCATTTAATAACTCTAACTTGTTATCTAAATAATCACCTAAATTTAATATTTTATTATATTTATTCTCATACTTGATTTCTAAAATTAACTCTTTTAAAATTTTATTTGATAATTCTATAGACGATAATGCTAACATATTATTTTTATAATTCTCATTTTTTGTAAAATCACTATCTTTAACTTTATTCTCTAAATTTATTAAATACTCATTTATATTTTTTATATCTTTTTTCTTAATATCCTCCTTTAATCTCTCTATAATAGTTTTTGTTAATTTATTCTTTATTTCTTCTTGATTTAATATATCTAAATTCCAATCTAATAAATTTTCACTATCAACTTCTTCTTCAATGTCTGTAGAATAGATTGTATCAATATCAGATTCATCATCAGAATCGTCTGAATCATCATATTTGCTTTTTTTATTAGAATTCGTTTTTTCATTTATTTTTCTTTTTTTATTTCTTAAATCGTAAGCCATATAAATTAATATAATGTATATATTTAAATCTATTACTATACGTATTTATTTAAGTATATAATATTATATTATTATATGAATACTGCGATTTTAGTATTAATAATCAATAAAGAAAAAAATGAATTTTTGTCTGTATCATTAAAAAATGATCATACTGATTTTAATTTACCAGGAGGAAAAGTAGAACATAATGAAACTTATATTCAAACTGGTATTAGAGAAGTAAAAGAAGAAACAGGAATAGATGTATATAATTTACATTATCTTCATAAAGATTTAGATAATGATTTTGAAGTAATCACGTATTATACTTTTGAATATCAAGGAAATATACATACAAGAGAAAATCATAAAGTAAAATGGTTACCAATTTATGATTTAAACAAATCAAAAAAATGGTCAAAATATAATAGTATGATTTACAACAAATATATAGATTTAAAATTATAAATATATATATATATGAAGTTTAGTTTATTAAAACTATTATTTTTTTTACCGAGTGTTAATAGTCTAATTAAAGGTATTAATTGGTTTGGTTTTGAAACTGAATATAAAAATTTAATGTGTACATGGACAAATGATATAGAATGGAATATTAATAAAATTAAAGAATTAGATTTTAATTATATCAGATTACCTTTTTCTTTAGAATTTGTTAATGATAATGATTGGAAAAATATGGATAATTTTTTTAGAATTGCTAATCGATATGAAATTGATGTTGTTTTAGATTTTCACAGATTACATAGTACTCATCAATCTTACAGACCATATGATAATAATTATACATTTGACGATTTTTTAGATGCTTGGAAGAAAATTTTAGACAGATATAAGTTCTTTCCTAATTTAAAAGGTATAGATATATTCAATGAATACCAAGGAGATAATGTTGTTGAATGGAATAATTTAAGTAGACAAATTGTATCTTTTATTGAGAGTAATTTTCCTAATCGATTTGAATTTTATGTTGGTGGTGTCAGATGGGGAGGTAATTTATATGGAGTTCAATTAGATGATTTACCATATAACGATAGAATAACATATACTATACATAAATATTGGTTTAGTGATGGTATTAATGAAGAAGCGTGGGATTCTACTTTTGATAAAGATAATCATAAATTAATATCAGTTGGAGAATGGGGATACAAAACGGATGGTGACGATTTTGAAAAATTATTTGCAATAGAATTTGTTGATTGGTTAAAAGAAAATGATATAAGAGATACTTTTTTTTGGACCTGGTCATTTAATAGTGGAGATACTGGAGGAATATTAAAAAATGATTGTACAACAATAGATTACGAAAAAATAACTTTATTACATAATTTATGGTATGATTAAAATATATATATATATTATATATATGATAACTTTGAAATTAGTAATATATTCGTTAGTTTTATTTATTTTATTTGTAAAAATACCATCTTGTAAAAATAGTATTATTGATTTAATAAATATTATATTAGTAATAATTTTATTTAATATAGTATTAGAAAATTTAATTAATACAAATATGCAAGAAAATTATGAACCAATTATTTCTGATGATTATTCTTTTATTAACAATGAAGATAAAAATAATAGTTATGATTTTGAAAGGATAGATGAAGAAAATTCTAAAAAAACAAAAGATGATGATAAATCTAATAATAATGAATCTAAAGTTAATGAATCTAAAGTTGATGAATCTAAAGTTAATGAATCTAAAGTTGATGTATCTAAAGTTGATGTATCTAAGAATAATAATATTAAAGACTTAAAAGAAACAACAAATAATATTGTTAATGTAATTAAAGATAATGTTAAAAATATAATTGATAATACTAATTTTACAAAAGAAAATGTAAAAGAAGAAAATACTAAATTGGATAATAAATTTATTTATGGTTATTCTTATTTACATACAGATAATTGGTCTATTCCTGAAAAAAGACAACCTGTTTGTAAAAATGTAAATCCTTGTAAAATATGTTCTAACAAAACTACTGGTTTTAAATCGGACTTAATGAGATATTGATCTATAAATAATAATAAATTTATATATTATTATTTATACTAATTACTACAGATTTTAAATATTTTCTTTTATAATAACCTCCAGCAAAATCTTCAGGTCTTTCATCTTCTTCATCGTCAAAATCTTTATCATCTGTAAGTACATAAAAATTGTCATAAAAAGCAGAAATTTTGAATTCCCATATATTATTTTATTTAATGCATTAATTTATAAAAATAATTTTTAATATATATGGAAAATAACAAAAAATACTTAATAAATAAATTAATAAAAAATGATATAGAAAAAAATATATGTATAAATAATGTATATTGGAATATACATAATAAGCTAAGTTTAGATTCAAATTATGAAGATATAGTTAAACTTTATAAAGAAGAAATTAATTTTAGAATGGATTTATTTTTTAGTAATGAAGTCGATAATTTAGATCTATTAATTAGTTTTGACGAATATTATAAAGAAATGATAAAAAAAGAAAAATTTAAATATAAAATTGATTTAAAAAAAAAATTACAAAAAGCATATGAAAATGAAGTTAATTTTTCTTGTTTTAAATTTTTTAAAAAATATAATTATAATCAAAAATTGTATAATTTGTACAAAATTTTATCAATAGAAGAATTAAATAAATTGAATTAATTTATTATTATATATTAAACATATTATACTAAAAATATATAAAATGATGAGATTTAAAAATAATTTTTTTAATGAAAACATTCTAATACATAAATTTATAATAGAAAGAGATTTAAATAATCTACATTTAATTAAATGTAATCAACTGTATTATAATTATAAAAATTACGAATTATTAAAAAATATAAATTATTATAATAAAATTAAATTATATTATGATAAAAAATTTTTAATATATAAAAATGAAATTACATTTTTTGATTTAAAATATAATAAAATTTATTATAATTATAATAGAGTTAATGATTTCAATTTAAATAAATATGAAAAATTATTAAAAGATAGAGTAATACATCATGATATATTAATTAATGATTATAGAAAATATTTCAAAAGTGATGATGTTGATGATTTTGTTAGAATTTATTTTGATATATTTCTAGAAATCAAAAATAATTATTTCGGACAAAAAAATTGAAATATAAAATTATTAACTCAATTTTATTTAAAATAAAAAATAAAAATAATAATTTAAATAAAAATGTATAAAATTAATAAAAATAAAATTTTAAATTTAAATGGTATCACTAATGATGCAAATAATAATATTATAATAAATGAATCTATTAAATGTAGTTTTATTCAAATAGCATTTTTATTACAAGAATATTTCCGGTCTTATGAAAATTATGATGGAGAAGATATTTGTAACAATAATTTTAGATTTCACATTATATATGAATTAATTTTAAAAGATAAAAACATATATATAAATAATTTTGATTTAGATTTTTATGAATGTTTATTCCCAAATGTTATATTGTTTCTAAAAAATTTTTGTGAAAGTTATGGATCAAGTATACAATAAAACGAGTTTTTATTAAATTATTATATCTACTATATAGTGTATTTTATACCTTATATTACGAAGTGGACTTATAAATAAAAAAAATTGAAAAAAAAATATATTGGTATTTTTATCAGATTGTAACCAAAAAATAAAACAAAACAAAACAAAACAATTTAATAAAAAACTTACCGTAAAGGTTATCAAGAAATTTAAGCAAGCAATTTTATAAAATTAATGTTACAACACATTAATCAAGGAGAAATTTTAAATCTCTCTGAACAAAGATTATTAGACCACATCAAAGTTGGTCATTTAAAAAATGATGAAAATTTATCTTGGTCTGATATGACTTATATAATGGAATTATATAAAGAATTATCTGATCAGAAGTATGATGAAGGTTCTTTCTTAGATATTTATGAACATCCTGAGATTAAAATCTCAGAATTTAGTTCTAAAGAATTCGATGAAAATGAATTTGATATGTTTTACTATCAAATAATTAATTTAAGAAAAGATAAAAACTTAGTTCAAATAATTTGGACAACAGATTCAGATTTATCTGAAGAAGTTGATAATATCCATAAATTTGAACAGAAATTAATTGATAAAAAAATTCGTGATGATGAAATTAGAAAAGAAAAAACTATTGATATTGAAAAAAAAATATCTAAAATTTATATGATGTCACAATATCGTTCTGGAAATCCAAATTTTTACAATATTAAAAAAACTAATTTTAAAGAAGAAGAAGAAAATCAAAAGTTAAGTTTAGTTGAATATAACTTCTCTTATTACTTTAAATATCTTATTAAAGAAGATATTAATAACTTAAAATTAGACAGCTTTGAATCATTAGAAAATTTGATAGAATTATATATGAATCTAGAAGATATTGTGACTAACGAATCATTTCAAAATATGTTGATAGAAAATTATATTTATTCTGTTTACTGTTTTTTCACATATGAATTAATTAATCGTTTAAAAAATACAGATTGTATAAACTTTAGAATTGATGATTCTACAGTTTTTATAGATCAAATTAATTTAAATCAAATTAAAAATGATTTAGATTATATTTATACAAGTAGAGTCACAGAAGATTATTTCTTAAATAGAGATTTTGAAAATATAAGTAAACTTACTCTCCTGATTTTAAATAAGATTAGATATATCATTCAAGAAAAACCTAATGAAGAACATTATATAAAAAGTATGATTAATGATGAAAGATATTTATCTGAAGTTAAAAAATTCTTAAATTTTGACTCATTTATATTATCTGAACTTCTTAACTTTAATGATATTTTTAAAAATATTGAAATATTATATGTATCTAAACTTAAAAAAAATAAGACAATAGATGATTATCGTGAAAACGATTTTGAATTAATTCGAACTTATGAATTTAATGAAAAATCAATTATAGTTCCTCTTGTATGTAAAAATTGGATAGATTATGGGGATTGTAAAACTGTTGAAAAAGGTGAATTTTGTAATTTTGGATTACATCCAGCTAGTTGTAAGGGTGTACAAAAAGATCAAAGTAAAAAATTAAACTGTATATTATTAACTAAAAAATATGAAAAAAAATCATTTAATGATGACAGATGTAATTGTTATTATGATGATGTTATATCTCCAATGATAAAACAATTAGTTGATAGACATTTTAATAAAATTTACCCTAAAGAATCTAAATATCTGTATTTTATAAATTTTATCAATCCATGTCCAACAAATACAAAAAAACCAAAAAATGGTGATTTATATGAAATAGATTTTGAAAATATTATTTCTAATAATGAAACTGAAGATGAACTGATTGATGAACCAAATTCAAATAATCTAGTTAAAACACAAATTGAAGATTTTACAAGTACATCTTGTTCAAGTAAAGATTTTACAAATACTACATCTTGTTCAAGTAAAGATTTTACAAATAAAGATTTTACAACAAGTACTACATCTTGTTCAAATAATAATTTGAATAAATCTGAAGATGAACTTAGTAATGTATCTAATTTTAATAATAGTAAAGCTACGGTTTGTACAAATTGGATTAAGACTGGAAAATGTAGATTTAATGAATTTTGTAAATTTGAACATCCAGAAAATCAATCTATTGATAAAAAAAATAACTCTTTTTCAGAAAGTACTAGATCTAGTATTAAAAAACAAGAATTTAATGAAAAAAAAGATATGTCTTTTAAAGATAAATTGTCGAAAGATTTGAAAGATGATAGTTTTAAACAAAATGAAGTTATAGAGCAAATATGTGACAATTGGAAAAAATTTGGAAGTTGTAGAAATAGAATTGATTGTATTTATCTACATCCATATGTAATGAGTTATGAAAAACACAAAGATGATTTTAGAAAATATTCAAATGATCATGGTAAAGTAAATTTTAGTAAGTTTTTAGCAATTAAAAATATATCAAGACAATTGTGTCCATTTGAAAAAAAAGGGTGTACAAACAGAAGATGTAATTACATTCATAAAACTGATAAGTTAAATTAATGATTTAATTGTGAAAATTAACTAAGATTTTTTTATATAATTTTTATTATAAAAAATTGAAATTATATTATTTTTAATTATTATATTTATAATAACTAAAAAATTATATAAGAAAAACAATATGAAGTTACAAGAAATTAACCAAAAAGAAGCAAGATATAATATTGAACAAAGATTATTAAATTATGTTAAAAAAGATCATTTAAAAAATAAAGAAATACTATCATGGGCAGACATGAGCGAAATTTCAGAAAATTTTAGAAATATTAATTTTAAAAATGATTTTTCGGATATAGATGAACTTTCTTTTTTTGATTATTATGAAAATCAGGATATTAAAATATCAGAATTTCAACGTAAAGATTTAAAATCAGATATTTTAAATATTAATTTAGATAATTTTGATTCAACAAATTTTGAAAGTCCATTTTATTTAAAAAGTATTGAATTAAAAGATTCTATCTTAGTGATTTGGACATCAGATCAATCTTTAGAAAATAATATTATTGATCTTATATACGAATATGAATTAAAATTAATTCAAATAGAAAATTATAATAATGAAGTTAGAATAAAAAAATGTTTTGATAAAGAAAAAAAAATAGCTCAAATGTATTTAATGTCACATTTTAATTCTGAAATATGTAATTTTGTTTCAAAAAAAGAAAATTTTCAAAATAAAAACGAAAGTTTATATTTAAATGAAAAAGATTTTATATTTGAGTTTAAATATTTGACAATTAATGATATTAATCATATTACATATATTGATGATTTTAATTCTTTAGAAGAATTACTTGAATTATATTTAGATATAAAAAATATTGCCTCAGATATATTTTTAGAATATCTAATGGATAATTATCTGTTCTCAATATACTATTTCTTCACATTTACAATTATTAAATATTTAAAAAATATTGATGATGCTAAACAATTTAAAATTACGTGTAATGAAATTGTAAATAACAATTTTAAAACTCCTGGAAAATACCTTATGTTTAATAATATAAATTTAAATAAATTATACATTGATTTAAATAAAATTTATGAAGATAATGTTAAAAATAATAAAAATTTTAATTTTTATAAAAATTTAAAAAAATTCACAGGACTTATCATAAATCATTCTAAATATATAATATTTACAAAACCTAATCAAGAACATTATTATGATACGTTTGAAAATGATAAAATTGAATTAAATGAAATTCAAAATAATATATCAGATCATTATTTATTATCTGAATTAGAAGATCCTAATAAATTATTTATAAATATAAAAAATTTATATCTATCAAATGATATTCCAATGACTTTAGATGATTATTTACATCATGATATCGAATACATTGAAAATACATACAGCTCTATTTTAAAAGAAAATAATGAAAATAAAATTAAAATACCTCCAGTTTGTAGAAATTGGTTAAAATATGGTGATTGTGAAAATGTTGAAAGGAATCATTTATGTAATGCAGTACATCCTATAGGATTAAAAAAATTTAAAACGCTTATTTATTTAGTACTAGATCAAAAATACGTTCAAAATGAAGATGATTTAAATAATATAAGGAAATCTAAAAATAAACAAATAACTTATTATGATAATAACTTATGTCCATTAATCAAAAAAGTTATAGATAAACAAATTAATACTGTATATCCTAATGAAAATAGTTATACAAGTTTTAATGGACATATCAATATAAAACAAAAATATGGAGATATTTATAATATAGATTATGATAATTTAAATTTAATATCTAGTAAAAATTCAAATACATCAAGTATTGAGTCGAATACATCCAGTATTAGTTCAAGTACATCAAGTATTAGTTCAAATACATCAAGTATTAGTAACTTTAATTTAAAAAATTCTAATTTATGTAAAGAATGGAAAGAAACTGGTAAATGTTCTAATAAAGATAAATGTAATGATAATCATCCAGTTCAACTTTGTTTTGAGTATAATAAAGATGTATATGAAGAATTCGTCAAAAAATGTAAAAAAACTAATCAAATCTACACTTATAAAAAATTTATTTTACTAGAAAAATATAAGAAAAAATAAATTTTGATTAAATTTATTAAAATTATTTAAAATTTTTATATAAGATAATATTTTATAATTATATTAAATTATTAAGTCATAATTTAGATAAATTAAATAAATGAATGTTTATTTGATTAAGTATTGCATAATATTAAGAATGTAAATTGATAAAAATTGAAAAATAAAAATCTTAAATATAAGAGATATATTACAATCTAAATAATTGAAGCAATAATTCAAACATGAGTCTTGATAATTTACGTTTAAAAAAACTTCCTGATAATTTAAATTATAATACTATTAAAAGTTTATTAGAAGAAAATATTAATGAAATATACATTAATGAACTTTTAAATGATGAAGAAAATAGTATAATGAAATTTAATAATGATAGCAATGGAAATAGAATTAAAATTTCTGAATTTAAAAAAAGACCAAAATTTATTTTAAATGATGAATTAAATATTATTAAAGATTTTTCTTGTCCCATTGGAAATATTATTACAAAATATATAGATTTAAATGATAAAATTATTATAATCTGGTTTGAAACTTTAGATGATGATGATATTAATATTATAAATTTAATTGATAAATTTTATGATAAAATTATAAAAGAAGAAGATAAAGTGTCTTCAAATATTTTATGTGAAAACTGGAAGTATACAGGAAAATGTGATAACACATGTAGATATGACCATCCGGATATGTTATCATATGAAAAGAATAAAGTAGATTTTGAAATAAGAAAATCTGAAACTAAAATTAAAAATTACACTTATTTTGTGTATCTAAATAATGGAAAATTAGATGAATATAAGAACAACAAAAAGGAGTGTATTAAATCAAATAGTTCTGTAACTTCAGCGACTAGTTCTCAGTTAAATTATTGTGAGGTTGTAAAAAAACCTAGTTCTCAATTAAATTATTTACAAGCTGTAAAAAAACAAGCAACACCAAATATAAAAGAAATTTGTGGAAACTGGTTATTAACAGGTAAGTGTAAAAAAGACTGTGAATACCAATACCATCCCATTATTATGGGATACGAGTATAATGAATCGGAGTTTGAACAATTCAAAAAAGAAACAAAAAATGATAATTATAGACAATTCCTTATCATAAGAAATAAACCTAGAGAATTGTGCAAATTTAAAAAATGTAAAAATCCAAAAGAATGTAATTTTATTCATGTATAATTACATTCTTTTGGATTTTTACATTTTTTTTTATATAAAAATTGAAAAAAAAATATATTATTATTAAATACTATAACCTAATATATAATATTTACAGTAAACATTATCAAAAAAATAAGAATTTATAAAATGACAATTCCAAATAAACATGACAAATTTTTAGAAGATGATTATTTAGAAATAGAAAATGGATTAATTGATCCTTTTCAAAAAAAAATTTTTGAAGAAGTTAAAGATATTAGTGTTGAAAGTCATACTATCAATCATATAAATTTAGATAATTATAATTATTGTAAATTTTTAAATACTTTAAGTAGTGATAAATTTAAAAAAGTAATCGAGAGGATTCCTTTGAATTTAGAAGAAACAAATTTAGTGTATAAGGATATAGTAAATTATAAAAATAAGAAAAAGATTAAAGATAAAAAGAATTTGATTATAGCAAATGATAATTTTAAAAAAATGGATGAAGAAATCTTAAAAATAGAAGATTTTTGTAATAAAATTATTAATAATATTAAAATTGATATAAAGGAAGAAATTTCTAAAATAAATTTTACTAATTATTTATTTTATTACATGGTACTATATTTATTAACATTTAGTGAAAAAGCTTGTAAAAAACATAATAAAGATAGATATAGTTGGAAATTAAATTTACCTTATATTTTAGATATTGAAATAATAAAAACATTAATTGAATTAAATTCAAGTATATCAAATCAATTATTACTTTGTTTTGATATTTCAAATTTAGAAAATAAAATTTTAATATGTTATCCAGATATTATTTTTAATCCTCTAATATTAAATAAAATAATTAATAAAAAAAATGAAATTAATTTAAGAAATGAACAAAAACAATGGATTATTCAAATAAAAGATTTAATAAATAATTATAAAAATTATATTCTTAATGGTGATGATATGTCAAAAACATATTATTTTAATACAGCTGGTATGGGAGCTGGAAAAACTTCAATTTGTGCTATAGCATCAAGTACTTTTGTTAATGAAGCAAATAAAGAAATTAATAATCATAAAATTGAATTAACTATTAATGAAAATGATTTAAATTTAGGAAAAAGAATTAGACATTTTAACTTAGGAAAAAGAATTATTCAATTGTTTATTGTTCCATCCAAGCAAGTACTAATATCTTTTGGAAGAAATACTGCTAATTATGTCAGTACTTGGTTTTATAATAATGATCAAATTAATGTTATGTTTAAATATACTCCCCAATACAGAAAGGGTAAAAATGGAAAAGTGTATTTTCAATATACAAAAGAAGTAAATGAATTAGACATTCCAATAGTAGATAAATTTATAAATGTAGTTTTATGGGATAAATTACATAGAAAACCTTTATTTAATAAAAGAGGAGATAATTTATGGATTGGAGGATATGATTATTTTAAACCTCCTAGTGTAATTTTTTGTGATCCTAAAGGAGCTGAAGAATTGATTAATAATAAATTAGATTTTGAACATAAGTTAGGTTGGTATTTTTTACCAGTAGTTGATGAATGGGTAGCCACAGCAGATTGTAATATTAAAAATGAAGATAATCATTATTTAAAATCAATTAAAAGTATAATTTATTCAAATATAAAATTACAATTTTTAATTTCAGCATCAGTAAATCAGAATGAAATATTAAATAATGAGTATTTTAATCAATATAATTTATTATTTTCTCCGATTGTACCAACAACTAACTCATTAACAGAAATGTATACTTATAAAAACGAGCTAGTTCATCCATTTTCAAAAGTTAATTTTGAAAATATTAATGAAGCGATTGATTCATGGGATTTTACAGTTTATAGATGTATTACACCTAAAGTATTAATAGAATATTGTAAAATAATTAATTACAATATTAAATATAACGATATTACTAATATTAATAATTATATAAATTTAGTTACACAAATTTTAAATATTATAAAAAATTCTGATGAAGAAATAAAAAAACAAATCTGTAATTTAAAATTAGTTAATAATAATATTCATAATTTAGAAGATTCTAAAACACTTTATTTAACATCTTCTAATATCTCGGAAGAAATACTTAGATATATTCAACCTAAACTAAATAAAAATACAGTTTTAAATAAAGTTGAAGAATATAAAAATAATATTATTCAAGAAATTAATGAATTGAAAAACGAGATTACTAACTCAAAAATAAATAAACAAAAGTCTAATGATGGATCTGTTGATGAAATTAATCAAAAAATATTCGATTTAGAAAAATTATTAGAAAGTGATGACCAATCTTATTTTTTCTCATCTTCATTCGGAAATACTACTGTTGATAAAAAATGGATTGATAAATGGATTAATATTTTAAATGATGATCAATTAACTGTAGTTTTATCTGGTTATGATTTATCTTTTAATGATAGAACTTTAGATGAAGCTGTTAAAGATGTTATATGTGATCCTAAACAAATTATTGATACTATTTCTTCTATGTATGGAAGAAATGACCCATCTGTTAAAAATGTTGTTATTAATGATAAAAAAAAAATATTAGGATTTAAAACAATCATGCAAGCATTTGCTAGAGCAGGAAGATCTGGTAAATATGATTGTGTAGTTACTACCAGATTTAATGAATTTTTATTAAAAAGATTTAATCCTACTGAATCTTCTTTAAATAAAGTATTTAATTATGAAGAATGGATAAATTCTAATTAATTATTTTTGTAATTTTTCTACATAAAATGTTCTTCTACCACATAAATTTTTAATAAAAGTAATTTTATTACCATAATCATCATATTCTCTATCGAATACAAAAAAATTATATGGTACATTTATTTTATCAGGAATTAAGATTTTTAAATTTTTAGATAATTTTAATTTATATTTCTTGTACCATTCAACTAAATTTGAAAAAGTTATAAATATTATATTATGGTAAAGTAATTTTATTTCTTTATCAGACAATGTATTACTTTTTCTATTTGGACTTATTCTACTTAAATAAAGAGCATCATTTTTTATATAATTACCCAATCCAGCAAAATATTTTTGATCTAATAGTAAACTACAAATATTTTTTTTTTTACTTTTAATTATATTTGAAAAGTATTCTAATGTAAATTTATCAGTTAAAATATCTACCCCAAATAAACTAAAAAATTTAATATGTTCTTTTTCACTCATAATTTTTATTGATGAAAAACGTCTTCTATCTTGTAAATATATTTTTGAATTTTCAAATTGTAATACATATTTATAAATTCTAGGTTTTTCTTGTACGAACCATCCGGTAATACCGAAGTGTACATAAACATAATAATCTTTTGTTTGTATTACAATAAATTTTCCAATTGAGAATACATCAACTACTTTTGATACATTAGGTAAATCTCTAATAGATTTAGTATTAGAGATTATTTTAGTAAAGTTTTTATTTACGAATTTAGATTTTAAGAATGCAGCATTTATATTAACCTCTGGACCTTCAGGCATATATATATATTATATAAAATTGATTTTTTAAATGCTTAAAGATAAAATTATTATTAAAATTAAAATGAAATTATCATTACTATTATTAGTTTGGTGTGACTGTTTTTTTAAGTTAAATAAACAAACTATATCAAATATTAAATTAAACTATTATCGACATAAAATTAATAAAACAGATGATAAAATCTATTATCTATTAAATAATAGATTTACATACGTTAAAAAATTAACTAAATATAAAACTAAAATTATTGATCCACAAAGAGAAAACTACATTTTAGAAAGATTAAATAATAAAAAATTATTAGATAATAAATTTGTTAAAGATATTTGGACTGTAATATTTAAAAAGTCATGTAAAATCCAAGAAAATGATATTAATTTTATTATGAATTCATTTAATTCAACAAATAGTTAAAATTAAGGTTTTTTTTGTCAGATAAGGTATATATATTCAATTAACCACTTTTGATAAAAATTGAAAAAAAATTGAAAAATAATTATCTTGAAATTTACTTTTTAAAATTCTAATAACCAAAAAATAAAACAAAACAAAACAAAACAATTTAATAAAATTAATAATCCGTAAAGGAAATCAAGAATAATTAAAAAAACAAGCTTATAAAAATGAATCAATCAAATAACAGTTCAACTAGTTCTACTAGTTCTACTAATTCTGATAATTTATTAGAAAATTTTGAAGAAATTCAAAGATTTGAAGAAATGAATTTAAAAGAGGATATATATAGAGGAATTGTGTCATATGGATGGGTAGATCCATCTCCAATTCAAAAAAAAGCTATTAACCCTATAAATTCTCGTAGAGATGTAATAGTTCAAGCTGAAGCTGGTAACGGTAAAACCGGAGCTTTTGTTGTTGGAGCTTTACAATGTATTGATTTAACATTAAATGAACCACAAGTTTTAGTGTTAAGTCCAACAAAAGAATTGACTGAGCAAAGTTATACAGTTACAAAGGAATTAGGTAAATATTTGGAACATGAAGGTTCAAGTTTACTAGTACATATGTGTTGTGGAGGAACTAGTGTTAGAATTGACGTTGGAAACTTAAGTCGAGGTCCACACATTGTTTGTGGTACACCAGGAAGAATTAAAGATTTAATTGAAAGAAGAACTTTAAATCTTACAAGTTTAAAGCAGTTAATATTTGATGAAGCTGACATTATGTTATCAAAAGGATTTAAAGAAGATATTTATAATATATTTAGATATTCACCTCAAGATGTTCAAAGTATAATAGTTTCAGCTACTTTTCCAGAGGAATGTTTGGAATTAACTAACCGATTTATGATAAATCCTATAAGAATATTAAAAAAATCTCAAGAACTATCATTAGAAGGTATTAATCAATTTCTTATTGATGTAGGTGAAGATGAATTGAAAAATGAAACAATTTCTGATTTATATGAACATTTACATATACAATCAGCAATGATTTTTTGTAATACTAAAGATAAAGCTAAATCATTAGAAAGATATCTTAGAAACAATGAACACAGTGTTTCTGTTAGTCATTCTGATCTTACTAAAGAAGAGAGAAAAAAAGTATTAGATGAATATCGAAATGGTCATACACGTGTATTAATATCAACTGATTTATTAGGAAGAGGTATTGATATACAACATGTTTCATTAGTAATTAATTATGATCTTCCAACAAATATTGATAATTATATCCACAGGATTGGAAGATCAGGTAGATATGGAAGAAAAGGAACAGCAATTAATTTAGTTACTGAAAGAGATATGAATTATATAAGAGATATAGAGAGAAGATATAATACTGAAATTAGGGAATTTACTCATGATTATGTACTTTAAATTAATTAAAAGTTGATAGGTAATTGAAAATTTTTTTTTTAAAATTTAATTAATGAAAGAAATTATTATTTAAGCGAAGCGCAAAAAAATATTATTGACATAAATTATTATTTAAGCGACACAAATTAATTAAATTATTTTTTATATTATTATTTATATGAAAAATTTTTTTTATATAATTAAGATATAATATTAAATTCATTATCATTTAATATTTCAAGTATTTGAGGTTTTGTATTATTTTTTATTTTATTATTCTTAAATTTTTCAAAACCCAAAGATGAGCCTACATCAATTCTCCAAACACCTTTATTAATTTCTTTTTCTTGAAATCTACAAGTAACATTAATTCCAGTTTTATTTTTGGTAAAAGGTTGTGGAGTATGACCAATAATCATATTATTACAATTATATAACTCAAGTGGTTCAACTAAATAATCGACACAAGTTTCATCTTCTATTGACACATTTGGTGGTAAGTTACCTAAAAATCTAGGCCAGAATGGAGATTTTTCATAATTAAATAATATATCAGATAATTTACCAATACCTTTAATTTTATCGCTGTTATTTATAATACCTAAAAGCCATTTTTTTATTAATAAATTTAATTCATTAATTTTAAATTTTCTTGCTAAATTAGGTAAAATCGCAGCATGAACAAATAAATTACTTCCTATAATAACTGCTGTTTGTCTAGTACAAGCTAAAAATTTAGCATACTTATTACCATTTTTAAATAAATATTTTCTTGCTTCTAATCCTGATTTAAATTTCTCATTTGTTTCAGGATTTATTTCATTCTCAAATTGCTTTATCCCTTTATATGAAACATAATCCATATTCCCATCGACATTTAAAATCTCATGATTTCCTAATAACGAAATTACATACCCACCTTTACTTCTTGCTTTCTTATTTAATTCTGTAAAAAATTCTAAAATTTTTATATCTGAATCTTCATCAAATGGTGTCGCTTCAGGATTATCACATTTTAAACTTTGTGTAGGACGACATCTGTCAACTTGATCTCCTATTTGAACTACTATAGTATTTGGTGGTTCTGCTATCCAATCAAAATCATCATTAATTATTTTTGCTAATTTTAAACAATCAATAGTTAATTGCATATCACCATGAATATCCCCTATTGCTATAATTCTTTCTGCTTTTGGTAATATGTGAGGTATTCTTTCATACTTAGAACAATATTTTTTATAAATTTTTTCTTCTGAATCTTCTTCAGAATTTTTTAATTTTTTATCTGAATCAGAAGATCCTCCTTTTTGTATAAATAAATTATTAAAATATTTCATATAATAATTAAGATATTAATTATTAAATTAAATAAAATTTAAAAATATTAGTTTATCATTAGATATATTTTTCTTTTCATCTAAATTTTGATATTTAATACTATTATAACCATCTATTTTTGATTTTTTTTTTAATGGTTTAATTGGATATTTATTCTTTTTTAAAAACTTTTTTTCTGCACTATTTTTTATTGAAATATTTGCAAAATTTTCAGATACATCACACTTACACTTTAAATTATTCTTAGGAAATTTTAATTTAAAATTTTTTTTTTTATAATTTACTAAACATAAAATTATAGTAATTAAAATTAATATAACATATATCATATATTATATAAATATTTAATTTATATTATAGTAATTATTTGACTCATAACCAGATAAATCTTCTACTTTTATATTATAATCATCTGATTTTAAAAAACTACATTCCTTACAGTTATCTGTTATTCCTCTTGAACTTTTAATATTAATTACTTCTTTAATTTTTTCGTCTAATAAATTACTATCTTCATCGATATTAGTTTCTGTATCTTCATCAATTACATCTTCTATATTATTTTCTGTTACCTCTTCTTCTAAATCAGATTCTATTTTTTCTAATTCTTTTGATATTTCATCTTTTATTGTTACTTCTTTTTCTAATTCTTTGATTTCATTTTCTAATACAATTTCAGCTGATATTTCTTCATCAATTGGTTTATTAACAATTTTTTCATTATTTTCAAGTATTAAGTAAATTAAAACAGAGACTAACAACGATGTTTTATGATTTTTTAATAAAGAATAAGCAATGAAAAATATTAATGATAATTTAATAAAAGGATTTGTAACTAAAGTATCCATACACGAAGGTACATTATAATTACTAAAACTAGTCATTAGTACTACTAAAACCATTAAACTTGAAAAAGTTTTATTTTTAAACATATATATATAATATATATTTTAAAAACTATATAAAAATTAATGAATTAATAATTATAAATGAATACTATTATTTGTAATCAAGGATATATTATATCAAAAAATATATTAAGTGAAAGTAATATTAGAAAAATTAAAAATGAGTTATCAGTTAAACCGTTTATTATGGGAAATAGAAGTCATATGGCTAAAACATTCAAAATTTATAGAGAAAATGATGAGAAATTTTGTTTACCAAAATATTATGGTATTAAGAACTTTGGAAATCCTGATTTAACTGACTTTAATGAATCAAAAGAAATTAATTTGTCATTTAATGGAGATTTAAGAGATTATCAAAAAAAAGTTGTTGATACAGTTATTCCTAAAATAAAAAATCAAGAAGGTGGTACTATCAGTTTACCACCTGGTAGAGGAAAAACTGTTATTGCATGTAATATTATAAGTAAATTAAAAACAAAAACATTAGTTATTGTACATAAAACATTTTTACTTAATCAATGGAAAAATAGAATTGAATTTTTCTTACCTAACTCAAAAGTTGGTATTATCCAAGGTAAAACTATTGATGTCGATAATAAAGATATTGTTATCGGAATGTTACAAACTTTAAGTTTAAAAGACGATTATCCTGATGATATTTTTGATGATTTTGGTTGTATTATTTTTGATGAATGCCATCATTTAAGTGCAGAAAAATTTAGTCAAATATTAAGAAAGATTAGTTTAAGATATATGATTGGTTTATCTGGTACACCTTTTAGAAATGATAAATTAGAGAAGGTATTTGATTATCATATAGGAGAAATTATGTATTACGAAAAGCCTCAAGTAAATCAAGATATTTTAGTAGAAATTCATAAATATAGTATTGAGCATGAAAAATTTAAAATGGTATTTAATAAATATACAAAAGAAGCGCAAATATCAACTATGATTACTAATATTACTGAAATTAGTCAAAGAAGTGATTATATCATATCATTAATTAAAAAGTGTAGGGAAGATGTTAATAGAAAAATATTAATTTTAAGTGACAGATTAGATCATTTGGATTATATGTTAAATAAAGTTAAAGAATTAAATATTGGAACAAGTGATAAATATATTGGGGGAATGAAACAAGAAAAATTAGATATTGCAGAACAAGCTGATATAATATTTTCTACATATAGTATGAGTTCGGAAGCATTAGACATTAGTAGTTTAAATACAATAATTTTATCAACATCAAGAAAAAATGTAGAACAATCAGTTGGTAGAATATTAAGAAATCAAAAAGGTAATTATTTATCTCAACCTTTAATTATAGATATAGTTGATGATATTAGAACTTTTGTTAACCAAGGATATAGTAGAAAGAGTTATTATAAAAAAATTACTAATGTAGAAAATATTGTTAATTTTAAAAATGGTAAAAAAGAGACAAAATCTATAAAAAAAAATGAAGAAAAAGAAAATTTTATTTTTATTGATTCTGATTCTGAATAAAATTATTTTATGAAATTTGAATATTAAAATAATGTGGATTTGTAAAGATATCATCAAATCCAGGTAGTAAATTTGCATTATAAATATTTTCTAAAGCTGATAACGCATCATTTATATTATTAAATTTAGCTAAGCTTAAATGAATAATAAAATTTTGATAATCTTGTTCTTTATAATAATCATAGTCAGAAAATGATTCTGACTCTAAATCTGAATGTATTAAATTGTATAAAAAGCGTATATCTTTTGTTTCTTCTGGTTCCTTTTGTTTATCCTTATATCCTTTAATTCCTCTAGAATCTCTATTACCAATTACATCTTTATCGCCTTGAATATAAAAAACTCTTGATAAATAACATTCTGTTTTATCATTTGGAATTTTGAAAGTTTTTAATATATCTTTATCTTTAAAATCAAATAAAGTTTTATCTATTGGAACATTATCTTTTTTAGTACCTAAAATTTGATATAGAGTAGTTGATTTTTTAATTCCAGATAAAAAATTAGTTAAATCATGTCTAATTAAATCTTTTTTTTGAAGTAATTTTATTAAATTATTATCATTATAAATCTGTAATCTTGCAAATGTAATATGTGGAGATTGAATCTCACCATTATGAAGTTTACATATATTCAATCTATCCATCAATCCATTATTTATTGGAATATTCAAACTTATAAAAATTTTATAAGGAAGTAAATATCTGTTTTTAAATTCTGGAAATCTATCAATTTCACTTTCATAAATCCAACCAAAATTAATTAATTTTCCATAATTGTATTCTCTTTTTGTTAAATTAGATCTATTATTTAATTCTCCAGTTTCAGAATTTGTAATTGTTTTTCTTTGTAATTTTAATTCACCTGATTGATTGTTTTGGAAAAACATTACTATTTTATTATCATTTTCTTCAATAACATTTGAACTACTTGTAGAACTACTAGTTGAACTAGTAGTTCCATCTTTAGAACTATAATTTATTTTAAATTTCATATATATATATATAAGATAATTATATAAAGAATATTTTTTTATATAATTATATAGAAAACTTAAATTTTAGTATTCATAATAAAAATCTGTTTTTATTGATTTTGATTATAAATATAGAAGTATCAAATTTGAATATTTAAATAGTTTGGATTTAAAAAAATATCCTCAAATCCTGGTAGTAAATGTGCATTATAAATATCTTCTAAAGTTGATAGCGCTTTGTTTATACTATCAAATTTAGCTAAACTTAAATGAATAGTAAAATTATCTTCATAATTTTCTGATTGATAAAAATCTAAATCTGAAAATGTTCCTTGTTCTAAGCCTGAATGTATTAATTCGTATAAAAACTTAAAATTACCTATATAAAATACTCTAGCTAAATAACATTCTATATTACAATCATTACTAACTATAAAATTTTTTAATTCATTTTTATCTTTATATGTAAATAATAAATTTCTAATATTAAAAGGAACATCTTTACCTAAAATTTTATATTGAGATTGTGATGATTGTAAACCAGATAAATGATAATTTAAAGCATCACGAATTTCATCTTTTTTTTCAAGTAATTTTAATAAACTGTTATTATTAGAAATATCTAATCTTCCTAAAGTAATATGTGGACTATTAATAATACCATTATTTTCTTTACATATATTCCATCTTTGTACCAATGCATCATTTGGTATAATATTCAAACTAATAAAAACTCTATAATTTTTTTTAATTTCTATATTTTTGAAATTATAATATTTATTAATATCACTTTCTAAAATCCATCCAAAAATATTATATTTTCCATAAGAAGATTTTTTAACTTTCAAACTAGGATTATTTATTTTCCATTCGTCATTATTAATTTTATTTAAAATTTTGAATTTTTTTAATTCTAAATTTCCATTTTTATCATTTAAAAATATTAATATGTTATCATTCAAATTTATATTAGGAAAATAACTATTAAGACTTAAATTAGAAAAGTTTTTAGAAAAATCCATTTTATACAACTTTTAAAATTATATTATATATATATTTTTGTTATGAATTCTAATTTGTGTGAATATTAATAATTTTCAATTTTTTAATAAAATAATTATATAAAGAATATTTGATTATATAATTATTATGGAAAATCTTATTTTTAATATAACTAATAAATCTGTTAAACAGAAAAAATTAAAAGTAAAGAATAAAGTTAGATATTTACCTTGGGTTGAAAAATATAGACCTAAAAAATTAGATGAAATTATTTTAGATGATTTAACAAAAAATAAAATGGAAAATTTTTTGAATAATAAAGAAATATCAAATATGATTATCACTGGTAATCCAGGTACAGGTAAAACTACATCAATATTATGTTTGGCAAAACAAATTTATAATGATGAATTTAAAGAAAAAGTTATTGAATTTAATGCTTCAGATAATAGAGGTTTAGAAACAATTAATAATTCTATTATATTCTTTTGTAAAAAAAAAATTAATTTAGATAACAATATTCCTAAATTAGTTATTTTAGATGAAGCAGATAATATAACTAAAAAAGCACAAAATACGTTAAGTAATTTAATGGAATTGTATAGTAGTAATACTAAATTTGTTTTGACGTGTAATGACTATAATAAATTAGTAGAAGGAGTACAAACAAGGTGTATTATATTAAGATATAATTATTTATCAAATGATTTGATTAAAAAAAGATTAGAATACATATGTAAAAATGAAAAAATTAAATATGATAAAAAAAGTTTAGATACAATTTTATTTATTAGCCAAGGAGATATTAGATCAGCAATCAATTGTTTAGAATCAACTTTTTTTGGATATGAAAAGATTACAGATGAAAATATTTATAAAATTTGTGAAAAACCACCACATATTCAAATTGAAAATTTAATTTCTGAATGTTTAAATGGTAAATTAAAATATAGTGTAGATGAATTATTAAAATTAAAAAAAGATGGTTATTGTAATAATGATATATTATTAACTTTTATTAATGTATTAAAACAGTATCCAATTGATGAAGATTTAAAAATAAAAATGTTAGAAAGTGTAAGTAAAGCATATATGATTACTAATGGAGGTGTTGATACTGACTTACAATTATTAAAGTGTGTATGTGAATTTTATAAAATTAAAAAAAATATGTAAATAAAATTGAAAAATTATTTATCTAATTATAATTTAAAATTATAATCTAATAATGGATATCACTAATTCAAACCGCGATAAATTAAGTAAATTAAAAAATGATTTATTTAAAAATAGTAATTATATAAAAAAAAATTATGAGTATATATTAGATTCATTAAAATCAATAAGTACAAAATATATAATATCAACTAGTAATTTAAACAATTTTATAATAGAAGATCAATTTTTAACTAATTGTTATGAATATTTTTTAAGTAATCCATATTTAATATTTCATCCTATAAAAATTATTAATTATTGTTACTTAAAAAAATATAATATTCAAGATAAAAATAATTTTGAAAAAGATATAAATAATACATTACTAAATTTTTACAAAGAAATTTTTAAAAATTATTTAAAAGAACAAAATATATTTGAAGAAGGACAAGATAGAATTATTGATACATATACATATGAACAAGTTATTCAATTTATTACTGATTTTAATATTATTGATAAAAATAAATTTGAATTTGAAATATTAGAAAATAAAAATGATGATCTTAATTCAATTAATGAATCAATTTGTGAAAATCAAAATCAAAAACTTAATGATGTATCTTTTAATAATTTTAACTCTTCAAACGTTAATGATATGACACGTATGTTTTGTAATCCAGGATCATCTAATAAACATATTAGTAATTGTGATGTTTCAAATGTACCTGATAATTTTGATCAAAATTTGTCTAACAAAAATAAAAGTCATACTAATGTAACTAGTAATTCAAATCAAAGTCCTACTAATTTAACTAGTAACTCAAATAAAAGTCCTACTAATTTAACTAGTAACTCAAATAAAAGTCATACTAATGTACCAAGTAATTCAAATCATAGTCCTACTAACATACCAAGTAACTTAAATCATGGTATTACTAATCATGGTCCGACTAATATACCTAGTAACTTAAATCATGGTCTTACTAATGTACCTAGTAACTTAAATCATGGTTCAACTAATGTACCAAGTAACTTAAATCATGGTCCTACTAATGTACCAAGTAACTTAAATCATGGTCTTACTAATGTACCAGGTAACATAAATCATGGTTTTACTAATCATGGTTCTACTAATGTACCAGGTAACTTAAATCTTGGTCCTACTAATGTACCAGGTAACATAAATCATGGTTTTACTAATCATAGTCCTACTAATGTACCTAGTAACTTAAATCATGGTCTTACTAATCATAGTCCTACTAATGTACCTAGTAACTTAAATTATGGTCTTTTAAATAATAATTTACCTTATATGCCAAATTATTTGCCTATCAGACAAAATAATTTTAATCAATATGTACCTAATGGACAAATAAATTTTAATAATATGATATTAGATAGATTAAATAAAATTTCAGATGACTTAGATTTTATTAAATCTAATATTACAAATAAAAGAAGTTATGATAGACGAATAACATCAGATATAGAACATCAAAGCAAGAGATATAAAAGAGTTGAAGATAAACATAATTAAAATGAAAATAAATAAGTTTAATTAATTTAATTAAATTTATTTAATTTAAACGTACTAGCAATATAAAAGTGTATATTTCTTTATAAAAATTGAAAAATAAATATATTAATAGAATAATTAGTAAATAACATTAAAAAATGAATAATCTCGTAAATTATTATGAAATACAGAGAGAAATCGAAAGATTAAATCATATAATCATTGATCAAAAAAATGAAATAGATAGATTGAGTAGTGTAAATAATCAAGTTCATCAACAAAATAATTATATACATCAAATTAGTAATGAAAATAAAAGATTAAAAGATGAAAACTTTCGTTTAGATACTCTTAACCATCAAGTTACTAATGAAATAAATAAATTTAAAACGTATAACAATCAATATCAAACAGAGAATATTAAATTGAATGATACTATTAAGTTTATGAATTCTGAAAAAATTTCATTAAATTCTCTTTTGAAATCAGGAGAAACAGAGTATAATGAATTACATAAAAAAATTGAATCAGAAATTGAAAAAAATAAAATTTTATCTGATGATATTTCAAAAAAAAATGATTGTTTTGAAAAATTAACTAATGAACATAGAAAAATTAAACATGATTATATGTTTACTAATTCTCAAAATAGTAAATTGATTAACGAAAATTTATCATTAGAATCAAAAAATGAATATCTTGAAAAAAAGTATGACGAAATTTGTAGAGAATATGATAAATTTAAAAATGATGTAAATTCATCTTTAAAAAGAAAATTATCAGAAAATAGTAGTAATAAATTAGAAAATAATGAAGATAGTAATTTAGAAAATAATGAAGATAGTAATAAAAGATTAAAAACAGGTACATCTAACAATATGTTATTTCAAATTCAAATGATAAATGGTAAAAAATTAAAATCTAAAAATAATTATTTAGCATTATCAAATTTATATGATAAAAATAAATATATAATATTAAATCTTACTTTTATTTTATTAATTACTAATAATTTAAATTTGGATGAAAATATTAAAATACAATATATCGATATATATGATAAAATTATAGAAGAAATTGAAGGAAATAGAGATATATTATTAGGTGAAGTACAAGTAACTAATGTTATTAAAAAATTTCATAATTATAAAATATCTATTGATGGTATTATTTCTAAAAATAATATACAAATAGCTAAACTTTGTGATGACAAAGTTGATATTTACAATATTGATAATTTTAATAAAGTATTATCTAAATTAACTATAGAAGAAGTTGGTAATTACTCAGTTGATTTAAAATGTTATTTAGATAATTATAGAATTATTAAAATTTGATTTTTTTTATAAAAAATTAAAATTTATCTAAGATACTAATATTTAAATTATTTTAGTGTTATATCCATTACATATTAAACACTTTATTTTTATTATGTGAAATTTATTTGTTGATTCTTCACAACAATCATTACAAAATATCTTTACGTCATATTTAAGTTCATCTGGTAATATGTATTGACTAATTAAATCATCATAATATTTATTAATTTCTGTATTATCAATGCATGTTTTAAGACATAGAGGACAATTATATACTTTATTTTGAATCATATTGTTAAAGCAATCTACATGGACAGAGTGTCCACATTTAAGAATTGTTATTGATTTTGTAGAATAAATTAGATCATCAAAACAAATAGGACAATCTGTATTTTTGATACAATTATGATTATCTTTTAGTGATATGTGTATACATGAATTACATCCATCACAATGATAAAAATTATCTTTACCGCCTATTCTACATATATTACATTTATCACAATGAAATTGTCCTTTGGAATCATCATTATCAAAAAATTTACATATATTACAAAAATATTTACCAAATTTAATTTTACATTTTATACATTGATTTGATAAATCTTGTTCTGTATTACATTCATTACATACAATTTTTTTTATATCATATCTATTTATTTTATGATCATCTTGAAAAAAGTTATCATGACATAATCTACAATCAAAAATTTTGTTACAACAAGGAGCAATTATTTTACAATTTCTATTATAATGTTCACACATTCTATAATTATATTTAAATATTTATTTATATTTAAATATATAAAAAATATATTATGAATCCAATGAATTATAATAAGTTTAGTCAACAATATAATTATCATATGTATCCACCACAACAATATATAGTACCATATCATCAAAATAATTATCAACAACAACAATATATATTACCATATCAATCGCAACAATATTCAATACCATATCGTATCCAATATCAAGTACCTAATACACAATTTAATTTATTACATAGGCCAATATATCAACATGCAAATAATTTATTAAACAAACCTATATATCAATCTAATTATTTATTACCTAATCCGAATACACAACAAAATAATATAATTAAAAATAAAAAATTAGATAACAAAAAAGTAAAGTTACAATTTAATCAATCTGCTTTAAAAACTTCAATTTCTGAGGAGGAATATAATAATAAATTGACAACAGATGATAGTATAAAATTAAAATATTCTCTTTGTAAAAGTAAGGAATGTAATAATCCAAAACTTTATCATTTGAAAAAGAAAATGTTTTATGAAAAAAAAAAAGAAAATTTATTTTGTAGACTTTGTTTTAAATTAGGAATGAAGGGAACACATGGGACTCTTTGTTGTGAAGATTACATTAATTTTAATAAACCATTAAATGAAGTTTGTTTTTCTAAAGCTACTTATGGTTATCAAGGGAAAAAACCTGTACGTTGTTCAAAACATAAAGAAGATGGAATGATAAATGTTAATGTAAATTATTGTCAGTTTATGCATTTAGATGGTAAAAGATGTAAAGAAAAAGCAGAGTATGGTATTTTAAGAAAAGAAAGATGTTATAAACATAAAATTACAAATATGGAAAAAATATTTTCAAGAAAAAATAAAAGAAAAATGTAAATTAAATATATTTAATAAATTTATTAAATATATTAATTAAAATTAATTTACATTTTTTCAATAGCTTTTTTTAATGCATCAACATAAGACATTCCTTCTGCTTTTGCATCTTCCCAAGATTTACCTAAAGCTTTTTTAATATAATCTTTTGTTTTTTTCATTGCTTCTGGATGATTAATTCCTTCTTTTTCTTTAATTTTTTTAATTAACTCTTGAACTAATAAAATATGAGGAGCTGCTGCTCTTTTAGCTTTTTTACTAGTTTTCTTTTTACTAGATTTCTTAGATGATTTTTTAGAAACTTTCTTAGATGTCTTTTTTTTACTTCTTTTAGCTTTCTTAGATGATTTCTTAGATGATTTCTTAGATGATTTCTTAGATGATTTCTTAGATGTCTTTTTTTTACTTCTTTTAGCTTTCTTAGATGATTTCTTAGATGATTTCTTAGATGATTTCTTAGATGATTTCTTAGATGATTTCTTAGATGTTTTTTTTTTACTTCGTTTAGCTTTTTTACTAGTTTTTTTAGATGTTTTTTTAGATTTCTTTTTACTAGATTTTTTAGAAGATTTTTTACTTCTTTTAGCTTTTTTAGATGTTTTCTTTTTGCTTGATTTCTTAGATACTTTTTTACTTACTTTTTTCTTAGACATTTTCTTTTTACTGGATTTTTTAGTATGACAACTACCACCACCAGATAATTTTTTACTTACTTTTTTTTTGTCACAATTATCTCCACCAGATAATTTTTTACTTACTTTTTTTTTGTCACAATTATCTCCACCAGATAATTTTTTACTTACTTTTTTAGATGTTTTTTTTCCACCAACTAATTTTGTATTTTTTTTAGATACTTTTTTAGTTACACTCATTAAATTATGTTGAGATTTTTTTTTTCCATTTAAAACTAACTCAACATTTTCTCCTCCACCATTTTGAGTATTTTTAAATATATTTCTAAGTTTAGTTTCTAAATCAGCTGTTGAAGTTTCTGTATTATTTTCAGAATCTATAGTTTTTTCATTCTTATTTGGTATATCAACTAATGATACCCATTCAGGTAAATTTAGTGTAGAAATAGTCTCAGTTTCAAGGAAATCAGATATATTTTTATTATTTTTTTTATTTTTTAGAAAAATATCAGACATTTATATATATATATTTATATTAATTTATGAATTGATACAAAAATAAATTGAATTAAAAAATTACTTAGAATAATACTAATTATTATAATTAAAATGGGGGTACCTGGCTTTTTTAAATGGTTACTTGTAAAATATAAAAATAGAGATTTTATTAAAAATAAATATGAAATTAATCAAGAATTAGATTCTTTACTTATTGATACAAATTGTTTATTACATCCTCAATGTTTTAAAATTTTAAATGATAATCCTCATTCTAATGATCATGATAAATTAGAAGATAAGATGATAAAACAATGTATTAAATATTTAGATGAAGTAATTAATTTTATTAATCCTACAAAAGAAGTTTATATTGCAATAGATGGAGTAGCACCAGTTGCTAAAATGAAACAACAAAGACAACGTAGATATAAATCTGTTAATGATAAAATATTATTTGATAATATAAAAAAAAAACATGATAAAGAAATTACTACTTATTGGAATAATTCAGCTATTACTCCTGGTACTAAATTTATGAAAAAATTAACAAATAGAATTATTAATTATTGTAAAGAATTAAAAAATAATAAAAATATTAAAATTATATTTTCTACAGCTGAAACACCATCTGAAGGAGAACATAAATTATTACAACATATTAGAAATTCAAATAACAATTATAAATATGTTGTTTATGGTTTAGATGCAGATTTAATATTTTTATCATTATCTGCAAATAAAGATAATATTTATTTAATGAGAGAGAGTAATGAAATCAATAAAAATAATAAAGAAATTTTTAATTTAGTAGATATAGATATTTTAAAAAATTGTATAATCGAGCAAGTTAGTGATATTATGTCAAAAAATGATTTAGAAAAAGATAAAATAATAAGAGACTTTATATTTATTTGTTATTTTTTAGGAAATGATTTTTTACCTCATATACCTTCTATAGATATTAAATGTTTTGATAAAAATAATATTAATGGATTAGATTTAGTATTACAAGCTTATGCAAATACGTATGAATCTCTAAACCAATATTTAATTATATATGATGATAAAATTGAATATAATATTGAATTCTTACAATTATTTTTAGATTATTTATCATCATTTGAAGAAGAATTTTTTATAAAAATGTATAACAATAAAAAAAAGTTTTATAGAATAGAATCAAATGATAGTTATGAGATGGAGAAAAATAAAATAGAAAATTTATTATTTAAAATTGATGATGATATAGAATTAGGTAAAGACGACAAAGAGAGTTATAAATTTAGATATTATAGTAAATATTATAATTCAGAAATTAATCAAAAAGAGTTAATTAAATATAGTTGTTATAAATACATAGAGGGTTTAATTTGGGTAGCAAATTATTATTTTAATAAATGTAAATCATGGGATTGGTATTTCCCATTTGATCATGCTCCTTTTATAAGTGATTTAGCTGATAATTTAAAAAGATTTAATTTAGATGAAATAAAGTTTAATATTGATAGTACTCCTTTAAAACCAGTTGAACAATTATTATGTATATTACCAAATAAATCTAATTATTTAGTACCGAAGGAATACAGATGGTTAATGACAAGTGTAAATTCACCAATAATCAATTTATATCCAGATAGTTTTAATTTAGATCTATTATATAAAAATAAGTACTGGGAGTGTATACCAATATTACCAGACTTGGAAATTGATAATGTAAAAAAAGAAGTATCAAAAATAGATAAATTAGATAATAGTAATTATATCAAAGAAGTAATAATATTATAATTATTTTCTTTATTAAATTAATGAAGAAATTTGTAAATTTACCTCAAAATTATAAATTATTTTTAGATGAATTTAAAACTATCTTAGATAAAAGTTTAATTGAAAAAATATTAAAAAATGAATTAACATATAATGAAATATTAAAATTACACAATTATATTGATAGTATTGCTGAAAAATATAATTGTAATAGTTATGATATTAATAAATTAATTAATTTTTATGATAAAAATAATAAGTTAATTGATTTGTTAAAAAAAATATCTTCATTAAGAAATAAATTTATTGTTGTTAATTCTCAGAAAACTGATTTATGGAAAAATAATATCGATAATCTTAAAAAAAAATTTAAAAAATATAGTAAAATTAAAATAGAAGAAGCATTTGTACAATTACTAAAAAAATATAAGTATGATTGGAACGGATTATGGACTATATTTGATATTGATAAAAGTGGTAATATTAAAAATATTAATATTTTTGATATTGATGATTTAAAATTTATTGAATCTTTTATCACAAATTAAATTTTCTCGTTATCAGGCCTTAGTTTATTAAAAAACTCGTCTTCTTTTAATATTTTATCTGCATATGTATACTCATCATTTATTAATATTCGACCTCTCTCCGCTATATTCTCCCCTTCTGTATACTTCTCAGGTATTATTCTCCTCACAAAATCTTTCACTGATTTAGGTACACTCTTCGATTTCCAAAATTCGGGAAAAAATCCCTTCCTTGTTAACGTGTTGAAAAAATAATGAATATCATAATATCTATTCATTTCTGAATTAATGTTTATCTTATCAGTCCATTTTGCATCTACTTTAGTATTATCTACTAGTCCTTTAATACATGCAAAATCAAAATCCCATATTTTAACTTGTATTCCTATATTTGGTATAATATATGTTTTATCATTTATTTTATACTTAAATTTATTATTCCTATTTCTTGATCCAATTTTTTGTATTAAAATATTATTTGCTTTAAGATCATTATGTCTAAATTTTGGATATTTATTTTGAATTACACTTAATGCTGATAAAATCTGAAAAAAAATTACCCTCCATTCTTTCACTGTCATTGAATCCTTATTTTTTTTTATATATTCTAATAAATCACCTCCATCTGCCCATTCACTTATTAAAATTGATACCTTCTCATATAATTCTCCCTTTTTATATCTTTCTACAAATTGATTATATTTTTTATCACTCACTACCCCTTGATCATTTAATTGTAAAAATGGTTTAATATCTGTATTAAATGTTCCTATTGGTAAAACTAAATGAGGTGTTTGATTATTTATTACAAAATAACTTAATACTTTTAACATATTCAATTCTGCATTTTCTGGTCTCCTTATATCATCATATTTTCCATAATTCTCTCTTTTCGGATAACCTACAATTTTTACTGCAAAATGTGGCTCTTCTAAATTAGTTGGATTAAAACCTCTAAAAGTATGACCAGTTGATCCACTTTTTACATAAACTAGTTTTCCACCTATCTTATTCATTACATCACTAAAATCTAGATTTTTTTTTTTTAAAACCTCTTTAGTATCTGTTTTATTTGTAAAATTTACAAATGATTCAGTATTTACATTATCTAAATCTATTAAACATTCTAATTCGTTATCTTTTAAAATATTCTTTATATTACAAGTTCTGTTTTTGTTATAATAACTCATATAATATATACTAAATTTTTTTCTTAAATTACTTTATATTTATCATATAATTTTATTGATAAATTTATATACTCCTCCATCGCTTTCTCTTTAGATAATCCTTTTACTGAATTCCAAGCTTCCCATTTTGTATTTTCTTTCAAATTAAATATAAATGGTTTTTTAATATTTATATCACCAAATTGAGCTTGTTTATAATATTTATATACTGATGTTAACTCATCATTATTTAATTTATCGCTTATCATTTTTACTAAGTCTATAGACATATTAAAAGTTTCTTCCATTAATTTTAATTATATAAAATTTATTTAATTAAAACTATATATTTTTATTTGAAAATCTTGTTAAAAAATAAATTATTATTGATAAAATTATTGATAATAAATGTATATTAATAATTGATTTATTTTTACCACATCCAAATTGTCTAAACATACATTTATTATTATCCTCATAAATTAAAAAATCTGGTTTTATCAAAAATAATAACACCATTATTACAAAATATACATAAAATGAATTTATAATATTATCATTCATATATTAAATATTAAAAAAACTTTCCGCTTCTTCTGTATTTATCTCTGAATACTTCGTATCATTAATTGAATTATCTGGTAATTCATCCTCTGTTATACTATTCGATAAATTATCAAAATTATTATAATTACCTATTTTCATATAATTACCTCCTGGTAAATAATTACTACTTAAACCAATCATATTAATATAATTTAAATGTAACTTCTCATTATCACCCTTTTTTAAACTAATTACCTCCACATCTAAAACTAAATTATTTTGTTTCTCATCTATATTATATTTTTGTCTCTCATATTCATATGTTCTATTAGTCTTGATTTTATATTCACAAATCATCTTAAAATTTATTTTTACTTCATTATCTACCTCCAATTTAACTATATCCTCTAAATTCAATAAATTTATAAAATGATTATTAGGTAAATTAGAATTTATTGAATCTAGTAAAAAATCTGTTAAGGGATTTAATGATCCTACTTTCATAGTATTTTTTACTATTGGAGAATTTTTATAATTGAATTCTAAATAATTATCATTACCATCATTCGCATTTTTTATTACTTTATTTAATACATCTTTTAATACATTCAATCTAAAATCATCTATATTATTATTAAAATTATTAAAAGCTAAATTAATTTGATTAGTTATCGGATAATAAGGACTGAATAACACCTCAAATGTTTCTTTACTCACATTTTGTTTTAAATATACACATATTAGACTTATAAGTAAAACTAATAAAAATATATCCTCAAATTTTAACATATATATTTTTATACAAAACTTTTTTTATAAAAAAACTTATTTTTCTATATACTAATTTTAGTCTTCAAAAAACTTATATCATCTAATGTTAATCCAACTTTTACTAGTTTATCTAATATTTCTTGTTCTTTAGTATCATCTAATGGATTATCATTTTTAATTTTTATAATATCCTCTCCATACTTTTCAATTCTTTTATCACCTAAACCATGTATTTTTTTCAAATCATTAATATTTTTTACATTTACTTTTATTAAAACATCAATAGTTTTATTAGGAAATATTTGATATAATTTACAATTCTCCTCTAATGCTTTTTCTTTCCGATATTCTATTAATTTTTTCTCTAAATTCACATTATTTACCTCAGAACTATTTTTGTCTTCCTTCACTTCATAAACAACTTCATACAATTTATCATTTATATTATCTAATTTTTGTTTCACAAATTCTGTTCCTCTCTTATTTAATTTAATTACTGAACCAAAAGAATTATCTAATTTCTCCTCTATTAAATAATTATTTATTATTAAATATCTGATTATCTCTTTTATTCTATCCTTTTTTATATCTTTTAATAAACCAAACGTTGAAATACCTCTTAAATCCTCACTTATTTTTTTAGAATCTGAACCAAATAATATATCACATAACATTGAAGTACCATAATTATATTTTAACTTTTTTACTGTTTTTAATACATAATAACACTCTTTCGTTATATCTACCTTTACCTCCTTGTTATTTGATAAACAATAATCACAATGATTACAATTCTCTATACTCTCCCCAAAATAATTAGTTATATATGACATTCTACAACCTTTATGATTTATAAATCTTTCCATCTCTAATATCTTCTTCATTTGATTCTTTTTTAATTTATTATCTTTCATATTATTTAAAAAACTTTTATTAATATTGAAATCTCCTGGTGACCAATAAAGATAAACATCACTTTTTAAACCATCCCTACCAGCCCTTCCTATTTCTTGATAAAATGATTCCATATCCTTTGATATACCATAATTTATAACTAATCTTATATTTGGTAAATCTACTCCCATACCAAATGCAATTGTAGCAATTATTATTTTCACTTTACCATCAGTGAATTTCTTCTGAATTATATTCCTCTTAGTATTACTCATCCCTCCATGATAACTCTTAGCTTTAATATCTACTTCTTTAAATTTTAAAACAAAATCATCAGTATCATCTTTTGTTTTACAATAAATTATAACTTTATCATCTTTCTCTAACTTTTTTATTAAATCTACTATTTCATTAAAATCGTTTTGTTTATCTAATTTACGATTAATACTAATATTTAAATTTTCTCTATGAAAACTTGATTTTATAATTTTTGGATTATGTAATAATAATGTTTCTTTTATATCATCAATTGTTCTCGGGGTTGCTGTAGCTGTTAAACATAATAATGGTACATTATTAACCCATTTTTTTATAATTCCTAGTTTTTTATATTCTGGTCTAAAATCACTCCAAGTACTTATACAATGACTTTCATCAATTGCGATTAAAGATATTAATTTTTTATCAGATAAATTTTTTATAAAATATTCACACTTTAAAAAGTATTCAGGTGACATATATACTATACCACATTTCCCATCTAAAATTTTTTCTTTATCAGTATTTTTATCTAAATTATTACTATTTAAACAATATACCTCTATTTTCAGACTTTTTAATTTATTTAATTGATCTTCCATTAAAGATAATAATGGTGATATTACTATTACTGTTTTTTTTGTTAATAAAAATGGTAATTGATAACATATACTTTTTCCATAACCTGTCGCAAGAATACCTATTGTATCATCACCTTTAACTATATTATTAATTATCTCCTCTTGTTTATCCTTTAATTTATCATATTTAAAATACTTCCTTAAAATACTATTCATTTTATAAATTAATAGTAATTTATCTTTATAATATTAAATTTCAATTTTCATCTCCATAAAACATAACATCTTGATCATCATCTTCATTATCTATATCATCTATATCTAATGCATCTTCTTTTTCCATCTCATCTATCTCTTCGTTTTCTATTTCACTTTTTTGTTTTTCATCTAATTCATCTATAAATTCTGATTCATCGTATTTTTGAACAAATTCCTGAGCCATTTCTAAATTATAAATATTTCTATATTTAATAATTTCAAAATTATAATATTGTTCATAATTATTTTTATAATAATTGTAATTATTTTTTATAATAAATTCTAAAATATTAATTTTAATAAAATTATTTTTATTAATTTCTATTAATTTAATAATATTTTCTAAATAGTAATTAATAATATTATTATAATTATTAGAGTAATTTTTTATTTCATATTTTGAAATTACTTCATAATATTTATCTGATATCTTTTCAATATTCTTAGAAAATTGTATACATTCTAAATCATTAAATAAATTATTATTATTATAAGTCAAATTTAAATTTATAATTCTATTAATATAGTAATCAGTTAACTCTGAACTATTTATTTTTTTATATTTTATTAAAAATAAATTATCTTTTAGCAAAGAAATATACATTTTAATATTATTTAATGTATCTATTAATATTGAATTAATATTTTCATCTTTATAATAATAGTTTTTCTTAAATCCTAGTGTTTCAAATTGTTCTTTAATCGAAGGAATATAAATCGCATATAAATTATTATTCCTTAAATCTGTTATCTCATTTTTATTTAAAAATCCTAAATAATGTAAATTATATTTATTAAAAATTAATTTTATATCATTGACTTTATCATATATTTCATAAACTTCTGTATTAAAATAATTATTAGTTTTTGTTGATATTTTTTTATCATTTATAAATATTTCTAAATTATTCTTAATGATGTTTCCTAAAAAATCAAATTTTATTTTTAATTTACTATTTGTTAAATTGAATTCCATATTATCCATTTTTATATTATCTTGTTTTAAAACAGTAGTTACCATATTTAAAAATTTATCTAATGAATTTTTATCCACTTTCAATTTTTTATATACTATTTTATCATCTTCTGATTTTATTAAAACATTTTGTTTTTTCTCATAATTTTTTAAAATATTATCTTTTGCCTTTTCATTAATTTTTTTTATATCATTTAACTCTAATTTAAATTTTCTTTTTAATCCATCCTCATCAAATAAAGACAAAATTTTATTCTCCATATTAATTTTATATTTTAAATAAATCTCTTTTAAAAAATTTTTATCTAAAATAACATTTACTAATTTTTTCTTAGGCATAACATAACTATTAAATTTAAAGTTATTTAAATCATATTTAATTTCCTCTATATTATTTACATTAATTGATTTTATATTACTTTTTTTCAAAAGAATTTTATTTTTATCTTTATCAAATGTTATATTATTTCTTGAATTTATAATATTTAATAAATCATCATTTTCTTTAAACATATTAAATTTATTTATAATTTTACCACATAAAATTTCATAAATATAATTTTTATTTTTAAAAGAATACACTTCTAGTAAACTATTAGTAAAATCAAAAAATGTATTAATTATACTTTTTTGTTTTAAAGATATATCATTATTTCCAGAATACCATGTATTAGTTGTAGATAAATTACATGAAAAATAGTATACCAAAAAACATAATAAGTCATTATTTAAAATTTTATTTGTGGTTAATCTATCATCTGTAATAATTTTTATATCATCAAATAATATTTTCTTTACTTTTTCATATATAATATTATTACAAATTTTATTAAACTCAAACATTATAATTTGACTTTTACTTAAATCTATTATCATAAATAATATTATATAAACTACTATTGTATTTAATTTAATCTTTTTAAATTTATCTTTTTCCTCACTTGAAGATTTAAATAAGTCATTTGATATAGGAAATAAAAAGAAATTAGTATATTTATTATTTATACCAAATTTTCTATTCGCATCTAATTGTCTCTCTGTATTAGACATATTTTTTATTTTTAATGTTTTCTCATGCAATATTAATAAATCTATCACATTTTTAATAATATCTTCTCTTCTTACTTTTACTATTTGCTCATTACCTGTATAAATACTCAAATTATTAATTCTACCAATTCTCTCTATTAACTTGTCTAAATTTTTTATTATAATTGAATACTTCTCATATTCTTTTATATCTGCTAAATTCTTTTTATTACTTATTACTAAATCTATTCCAGTTGTACCATCATAATCATTCACTAAATAATTTTTTACATCTAAATATTGTTTACAACTTTTACAAATATATTCATCCTCTAAATTAGTCATTACATATTTTTTTATAAATTTATATAATAACTCCTTTTGCAAATTAATATTATTCATTTTTAAAGAATTGATTTTATTCCAATCAATTAAATGTTGACAATATACATTACTATCTTCAATTATTACCTCCTCTTTCTTTTTATAATAAGAAATATAATGAATATTCTCATTCTTAATTACTCTATTATCTCTTATTTTTTTTAATATATTTCCAATTAATCCATAAAGTTTATTTTCATTATCATCTTCTATTTCATCAGTAATCTTTATAACATCACTTTGAACTTTAATTAAATCATTAATATCATAATTTTTTCTATTAATATGAAATTTAATAAATTTATTTGAATAATATTTTATAAATTTTTTACTAAAATAAAAATCCAAATTATTATAATTTTGTAATTTTTTTATTATTAATTTTGTTGTTTCTATTTTCATGAAATTTAACAAATATTTAAAAATAATATTTATATCAAAATTATCTATATTCATATCAAAGTCATCTTTTAATAATATATCTTTATTTTTATCAAAAATCCAGTAATAATTTTCATCTAATTTATTATTTATTTTATCTTTTATTAATTTTTTACATCCTTCAATACCATTCGTATTTAAACTTCTTATATTTTTAAAATCTTTTAATTTTATATTTATATTTTTTAATATACATAATCCTACTATATTTACTGGTTTATTTTTGTTAATATTTATTATTTCTATATTTGCATTTTTATCTAATAATGTTTTAGATTCTAAACTCTCAATACCCGCATATCTTACACTAGTAAAATTATTATTAGTCAAATAACTTACCCCATCATTTTTAAAGTTTTTGAAATTTACATAATTATTCTTTCTTAAATTCTTTAATTCTAAAAAATCATTATAATCTATTAAACTACCACTTCCAGCTAATAAAATTTTCTGAATAATATTTATCTCATCATACTCATTATATAATATCGCTTTCCTATGTGCTAACGGTTTATAAAATAACTTACTTATCTCATTCGATAATGTTTTATTATTCTTTACTGTTGATGAATAAAACTCCTTTATTTGATCATTTTTATTTAAAATATTCTTAATTCTTGATTTTTTTACATCTGATTTTAAATTCATTTTATCGATTATTTTATGATATCTTAAAAATTCATCTGTTATTGGTATTATAATTTTATAATTCAATAAATTATCAATTATTTTATCATTACTATCAAAAGTTTTCTTATCTAATTGTTCAAATAAATTCACTATTTCATTAGCTATACCTAATTTTTTTTCATCATAAGTTAATAATGATTCAATATTAAAATAATCTAATTTTAAAATTTTTGGTGTAATAACATTTATACTTGTTTTATTATTTATATCTAAAAAAATAAGATTAAATATTTTTTTACGAAAATGTGAAGAATATACATTTTTAAATATTAATAATTTAATCATATTATGCTTTTTCTCTGTTTCATCTTTTATTAATAATTTTAAATTTACTTGAGAAATACCATATTCATTTAATATATCAATCATTTTTTTATAATTAATATCATTTTTATACAACTCTAATAACTTCTCCTTATTTTGGATATTCTCTAAAACAAATTCTAAATCATTATAATTTTTTAATAAATTAATTAAATATCCTAAATTATTTGTATCAAAAACTTTATTATTTATTAAATAAGTTTTTATATTATCTAATTCTGATGTATTATTTAAATATAAAAAAAAATATAAATACATATTAATAAGTATTAAAGTATTTAATTTAATATTATCAAAGTTACTATTTTTTTTTAAATTATCTAATTCTGATAAATAATCATCTATTTTTATTTTTTCTAAATTCTTTAATTTTAAATCTTTTATTTTTGAATTATTGTAAATTTTATCTAATATCTTATCTAGTAATATATCATATTCATATATATTCATTATAATATACATAAGATATTATAAATACTTATTTTATTTAAAGATTTATTTATATATATTTATAAATGGATCAAATTAATTTAGAATTAAAAGATTTTATATTATCTTTAGATGAAATTAACTTTACAAATTTAAAAAATAAATTACAAGAAAAAATTCCTAATATAAATATTAGGTATGACGATAATTTAGTAAGTATTTCTAATACATTTTCAAGAAAAATGAAAAATTTATCAAATTTAGAAAAAGAGTGTAGATCAGTTATTTTAGATAAAGAAACATTAGATATTATATGTTATTCATATGATGATATTTATTATAATCAAGATGCCAAAGAATATATATTAAATAATGGATTAAAGAATTATGAAATTGAAGAATGTTTTGAAGGAACATTAATTTCATTATATTATCATAATGATAAATGGAATGTATCAACTAGACAATATATTGATTCTAAAAAATCTTATTGGACAAGTGACAAATCATATTATGATTTATTTTTAGAATGTATTAAGATTGATTTTGATAAATTTACAACATTTTTAAAAGAAGAGAATAATTATTTTTTTATTTTAGTTCATCATGAAAATAAACATATTGTTGATTATACTAATTATTTTGATAATAAGGAATATAAAGAGATTATTCATGTAATGACTAGATGTAAAAATGGTCACAAAGATTATAATAATGATGATGAAGATCAATGGAATATTAAACCTAATTTTAGATATCCAAAAAGATTTATTAATGATGAGAAAGAGGTTAAATATATATCAGATTTAGTTAATAATGAAAGTGATTTAACAATAAATAAGATGGATATCATGTATGACTTTGATGTATTAGATGCAATAAATAAGAAGACAAAATTAGAGTTACCTGTAGAGTGTGAAGGTTTTTTAGTAAAGATGCATGATGAGAACAATAAATTAATTATTTTAAAATTTCAAACTAATTCATATCAATTAATGAGTGCTTTAAAGCCTAATAACAATAATATTTATATGAGTTTTGTTGAGTTATATCAACAAGATTTATTAAAAAAGTATTTGAATTATTTTCCAGAAAACACAAAATTAAAAATAAACGATATATTTTATGATACAATTGGTGTAATTGATGCAACATATAAAGTTTTAACTAGTGAGTTGTATGAGTTATTTAAATATTTGTATGATTTAAGAGATTGTAGTCATAAAAACAATAAGATTTACAAATTGTTACCTGTAGAGTATACTATTGCCTTATATAGAATAAGAGGAATTTATTATACTAATAAGGAAAAATTTATTCATAATAAAAATATAGATAAGGGGCAATTTTTCTATTATTCAATCAAGATTGTTGATATTTATAATTTATTAAAAAAAAATTATGATATCAAAGATTTATTAAAATTATTAAAAGCTAGAAAAAATATATTATGTAAATATAAAAATAGTGATGAATTTGGAATTATATTTAATAATTTTTCAAGTAAGTGTGATAAGATATCTATTAAGATGATTGCTATTCTTTTGAATAAGATGTTTCCTCATGAGCCTTATCTAGAGGTAGAAGAATCAATTACTATTTAATTTTAGTTGTTCTATTTCTTTTTGTTGATATTTAATAGCTTCAACGAGCATTGGTATAACACTATTATATTTAATTCCTTTATATTTATTACTATTATCGACTAAATTACTGTCAATTTTTTCAATTTCTTGAGCAATTAATCCTTTATCAAATTCATTAGTTATTTTATTTTTATAAGTATATCCATTAAATTTCATTAATTTATTAATATTATCATTACTATTAATAGGTTGAATATTATTTTTTAAATTTATATCAGAATAAGTTATATTATTTGCTGTTTGTATTTTACTTGCATCTAATTGAATTGTTTTAATAAATTGAGATTCTAATCCTTTACTATTTTCTATTTTTAAATTATCTTTTAAAACAAATGCTCCTTTTAAATTTGCTTCATCTAAACTCTTACTCTCTGTATTAGCTATATCGACTTTACTATCATAAATTATATCTGAATATTTATCATTATCACTTTCTGAATAAAATCTGACTCCATTATTAGTTTGAAGTAAATTTCCATCTATTCTAGTCCATACTTGATCTTCATCTTTTTGACCCCAATTACTAGAACTCTTAAAATTAGTTTCTCCCTCAAATAATGATCCATTTGTTACTGTTATTGAATCATTACTACCATCAAATTTTACTGGATTTGAAAATGTATTACCACCTTTAAATTTTATTCCATCTTTAGAAAATGTTAGTAATTCTTTTTTATCTGGACCATAAACTATATCTAAATTGTTTCCAAAAAAATTTATCTTACTTCTACTTATATCTCCACCTACTAATTCTAAACCACGATTTAATTCAGTAAAATCTTTCCTGTCACCCTCATTCTTATTCAGATTTATCTGTAATGATCTATCACTACCTCCTGTTAACCTTACATCTTTCCTAAAACGACCTACTCCTTCAACATCTAATGAATAATTTTTATTTACTATATTAGTCCCTATACCAATTGTACTCCCATCTGATGTTAAATTAACTGAATTTAATTTGTCATCTTTAATATAAAATCCGTCAGATGATACTCCTACAGTACTACTTTTATCACTTCTATCATCTTTAAATATAATTCCTGCACTACCTGCACTCAAATTATTATTTTGGATTGTAACTGGTCTATCTCCCATAATATGAAAATTATTTTCAGGTTTACTTCCTTGTAAATTTATTCCTGTAAATCCACTTTTATCATTTAGCAATGTATCATCTCCATCTTCATTAATATAAGTATCACCTCTACTATTTTTTGCTATATATATTTTCCCAGAATCTAAACTATTTTCACCTACATTAGCTGCATCTATATATATATCTCCATATGTTGAATATATACCAGCTTCACCTGTATCATTACTTACTCCACCTAATATTAAAGACATATCACCACTACTATTTGGACCTATTCTTAAATAACTGTCACCTTTAAACCTAGCTACTATATTTTTAGGAGTCGCACAATTATTATCATCTACACACCATAATGTTCTTGATATCATATCTCCTTCTGTTAAACCATCCCCTGCAGGACCTGGTGGACCTGCTGGTCCTTCACTACCTCTTACACCTCTATCACCTCTTAATCCTCTCATACCAGCTTCTCCTTGATCACCTTGTCTACCTTCAAAAAAAGGTTCAACATTAAAAAAATTTTTTATAATAGTTTCTTTAAATGGATGTATTAAATAATCTAAATTAGTCATTATATAAATAATATATATATTTTATTATTTATATAAAAAAAATTGAATAAATTAATTATTAGAGTAAATATTCTATTAATTAACCTAAATAATTATTAACTAATATAATATTGTAATAATATACATAATATGTCAATTGATACAAATGAAAATAAAAATGATGATATATCAAAAAATAAAAAATTATTTAATGAAATAGATTACATAAAAAAAGAAAAACAATTATTAGAAGAAATTAATAATCTAAAAAAAGAAAGAAATGATCTAAAAAAAGAAAATAATGATTTAAAAATGAATGAACTAAACAAAAAAGAAGAAAATAATGATCTAAGAGAAAAAATAAATGAACTAAGCAAAAAAATAGATTTTTTAAAATTAAATATATTTTTATCAGGTAATTATTCAAAAAGTTATAATTCACTTACTGATGATAGTACAAATAATAATTCACATAATGATGAATTATCTAAAAATTTAACTAATAAAAACTTAGATAATTTTAATACTGATACAGATTCTAATTCATTTAATCAAAATCTTATCCCTAGGAGTATAAGTGATGATACTTATATACAGGATTACGATGATTCATTTAATCAAAATATTTCTAAAAATCTAAATAATAATTCTCATGTTACAGATTATGATTTATCTAATACACTTTTAAAAAAATCTAGTACATCTTCAAATTCATTTAATAAAAATATTAATCATATTTATGAACAGAACTACGATAAATCATCTAAAAATGTTTCGCATAATAAAGAAAATAAAAATGATTCAATTATAAACACTCCTCCTTATAAGAAAAAATTTTTTATTAAAAATAATTCATACTATTATATTAAAAAAAATAAAAAAGTCAGAGGTAAATTTATTAAAATGGATTTAAATTCAAATACTATTTTAGCATCATTTTTAAGTAATGGTACAAAATACTGGATAAATTTAGATTATCAACAATTTTTGGATCTAAATCAAATTACTCATTTTTAAATTATTATTAAATTTTTAATCATAAAATTTGTAATCATAATCTGATCTTTTGGGGTACGATAAATCATAAGTTTCATCTAATTCTATTAAATCCATTTTTTTATCTTTAATTGGCAATTTTGAACAACAAATTTCATAATTTCTATTAAATTGTTTTGATCTTTTTACTGTCTCATCTCTATATAACCAAAACCACCACCAAACTGGAATTTTTAACCAACCTCTTTTAACCCATTTTTTACTCCACTTCTTTTTATATGGAAGATTCAGCCATTCTTCAAAATCAGTTTTCCAATAATTTGATTTTATTCCTCTTAAAACTTCATCTTCATTACAAGAACCTTGTAAATACATATTTCCTTCAGCTGGTACATCTACTTTTCTCCAATTACATTTATTATCAATATTACCTAAATTATATATAGAAAACTGTTTACCACTATCACCTCTTTCTCCATCATAACCTTTCTCTCCTTTAACTCCTTTAACACCTCTTTTCCCTGGATCACCTCTTTCACCTAAGTCTCCTTTATAACCAATATCACCTAATGGACCTTTAACACCTTTATCTCCTTTAATTCCTTTTGGACCAGGTTTTCCTTGATCACCTGGATCACCCTTATCACCTTGTAATCCTTGTTCCCCAGGTATACCTTTTGCTCCCATTAAACCGTCAAAACCTATTCTTCCTTTTAATCCTTTATTTCCTACTTCACCCGTTTCCCCTACATAACCATTTAACCCTTTATCACCACTTTCACCATCAAAAAAATTCTCAATTAATTGTTCCTTAAATGGATGAATTAAATAATCTAAATTTTTCATATATAATTAATATATATTTTTAATTTAATTATAATTAAATATTGATAAATATACATAAAAAATTGAAAAAAAAAATAATTTATAGTTTATTATATAATATCAATCTTAAAAATATTAAAAATGTCATGTTTTTTTAAAAGAATTTTAAGTATAATAGAAAATAAATATATTACATTAAATGAATTAAATTTAAAAAAATTAAATAGTGATTATGATTCCGATACCGACTCGGATAAAAATAGTGATATTTACAATAATAGTATTGTTGTAAAGAAGATTGATTTAGGATCTGATAATTTACAATATATTTTTTATTATGTTGTAAGTATGGTATCGTGTGAATTAGGAAACGATGATAAAATTATAATAAATAACATTAGAGACGCAATAATTAATAATAATTATAAAAATTATAAATATGAATTTGTATTTTTTGTAATGAGTTTATTAATAGATTATATAAAAAATAATTTTGAAGAAAAAAAATACTCAATTTATAATTCAATTGATTTAAAAAAATTATTATTAGCAAAAAAATTTCTTAAAAATAAACTATTTATGTAAATTTAATTCAAATAATTAAAATCTAGAACTTATAATATATTTTTTAGATAATGTTAATAAATTACAACAAATATAACTTAATTAAATTTTATCATAATAATCATATATTTTATTATAATCACTATAATCCATAATATTTGGAAATATTCTTCCTACTTGATCTCTATATTTAAATTTTTCTACTTTTAAAATTCTCATTACTCCATTAAATTGATAGTAATCCATTCTGTTATTTAATCCAACATACTTATTCCATAAATATTGAGCATTTTGTAATTTACAATTTGCTTCAAATATAGACCAATTATCATTCATAAAATTATAAAAACTATTAAAATCAATCGTACCTTGTCTATCTTCTTCAGTAAATTCATATGTATTATCTTCTAAACTTTTTTTTTTTAAAGTTTCTAAACTTAATATATCATTATCTGATTTATGATTTTTGTCATTAATTATTTTTAATTGTATAAAAACATCATTGTTGTCATCTGTAGGAACCCAACAAGGTGGATTATTACATTTTTTTTTATTAAACTTATAAGTCGCATCATTTTTTAAATTAAAATCCATAGATTTTTTGGTATTCATACATTCGAATTTAATTTCATTATCAATTAAACATCTAGATCCTATTTTAGAACAATTACCAGCATAATCACAATCTTTTAAAATAAGAATTTGATTTCCATCTTTATCTAAAATATCATTCCCATTAATATCTTTTAAAGCTTCTCGTGTACATATAGTATCCTCAGCCTTATCTCTTAATAAATCATTACATTGTGATGTTTCAACATCATGCCAACATGGAGGATTATTACAATTAACATTTTTTTTATTTAAACAAATTTTTGTGTATTCATCGTTTGACCCACATTTTTGTCCAATTATCCTACAAGATGGATCACTACAATCTAAAGTATATTGTTCAGCTTTATGCCAACAAGGTGGATTTAAACATTGTTCATAACGATTATTAGAAGGATTTAAATTTTTTTCATCTTTACATTCAAACCCTACTAAATTAAATTTATCTCCTCCTAATGCACATTGTTGTCCTTTTGTTGGACATCTTACACCTTTACATTTTTCTAATAATGGTATATTATTCCAACAAGGAGGATTGTCACATTTATCATTTTTTCTCATATTACAAATTTTATCTCCACATAAACTTCCTAATTCTTCATATTCACATTTATGATCACAATCTGTTTTTTCTTTAAGAATGTTATGCCAACATGGAGGTTTATAACATTTAGTATCTAAATTTATTTTATTTAAACAAACTTTATTATCTGTACATAATTGTCCTTCTAATAAACAAAATTTTGATTTACAATCAGATGTATAAGGTATTTCTTTATAATCATCTTCAGTTCTAAAATTATCTCCATCATTACTAAATATACTAATAGGATAATCATTAATAGTTTTATTTAAACCTTGTGGTTTTAATTTAATCCATAATCTATTAATTAATTTTTCTTTTTCTTCGGGACTAACTGTTCCTGAAAAAAATCTATTATCTAAAACTGTTTCTGATTCAGAAATATCATTTAATTGTAATGGGCAACATAAAATTCTATGTCTACAATCTCTATTAGTTAAAATACCACAGTTTTTATTATGTTCATCAATATTACCTTGTTCAATTTTAACATTATTATCTTTTTCACATTTACATTCAGTATCAATACTTACTCCAATACTATTATCAGGACATTTTATTTCAGTATTTCGAAAATACTCACTCCAATTTGTATATCTACACTTACCATAATTTATATTAACTAAACCTTTATATCCATCCTCACCTTGTTTACCTATATCTCCTTTATCTCCTGTAATACCTCTTGGACCAAATGGTCCAAGAAAACCCTTCGGACCATCATCTCCTTTAGGACCAACTGATCCTTTATCTCCTCTAAGTCCTTGATCTCCTCTATCTCCTCTTAAACCGTTTTTACCTTTAGGACCTGGTTCACCTTTAATTCCTTTAGGTCCTCTAGGACCTATATCACCTCTTGGTCCTACTATACCTTTATCTCCTTTCTCTCCACTTATACCTAGTTGTCCTCTGTTACCAATTTTACCTATTTCTCCTTCATTACCTCTAGGTCCTTTAGATCCTTTATCACCAAAACCAAAAGACATAAAATTTTCAATTAAATTATAATAACCCTGAATATTATAACTCATATAATTATAAATATATTTATTGAATAACTTATTAAAATAATAATTATATATTTTTATAAAAAATTGATAAATAAGTCAAGTAACCTATAAAATAAAACTAAACAAATCAATAAAAAAACAATCCGTAAAAGAAATAAAGAAAAACCAAACTAAACAAACAAAAATGGAACAACAAAGATTTACTTTTAATGTACCAGTAATCCGTAAATTTAAATACTTATTGTCTTTAGGTGGAATAAACTCTAAAAATTTCGTATTCTTAGAAGATCCTATTAAAGCAACGGCATTCATCTAACATCACACTCATCTTTTTTTTATTATAGTATTATAATATTATAATACTATAATTATTTTTTTTATTTAATAATATTATTAACAATTTTTTTACATCCAGCTTTGAATTTATAAGGCATACCTTTTTCATTTAAAATTTTTAATGTTTCACCTTTTGCTTTTCTAAATTCTATTTTTTTTTTAGTTTCATTTGATGCTGTTCTTTTATCAGGTTCTAAATTAGTTGTCGTAAATCTAAATGTATTTAAATATCCATTATAAGGACAAAATGCAGTAAAAGAATTTTTATTTTTAGCTGATAAATTGACAGTATCACCATTTGTTGGATCTATCATACTACTTTGAAATTTTACAGCTCCAGCTACATCATCAAAACCTGTCATATTAATAGTTTCTGTTTGGTAATCTGGTTCTATTAAAACTTCTGTTAAAATAGTTTTACCCATTGGACCTTTACTTCCTCTTAAACCTTGATAACCCTGTCTACCTTCATAACCTTGATCTCCTATAGGTCCTTTATCCCCTTTTAGACCTTGTTCACCCATTAGACCTTTTTCACCTCTGAATCCTTGAAATCCAACAGGTCCTCTTTCACCATCTTTACCTTTTTCACCTTTGTCACCTATTATGCCTTCTAAACCTTTATAACCTTGTGGACCTTGTAATCCGACATCACCAATTGGACCATCATAACCTCTATCTCCTTCTATACCTTGAGGACCTTTTACTCCTGTATAACCTCTATCTCCTTTGTCTCCTTTTGGACCAGTAAGCATATCAAAATTTTCCATAACTATATTATATCTATTATTTACTAATTCATTGTTTAACGAAAAATACTCTTTCATATATTATATAATATTTAATTTTAAATATGTAGAATTACTTATAAAAGGATGTACATTAAATTTATAATTTGTATTTATAGAAAGTATTGGCTTATTTCCATTTAAATCTCTTAATTTAAGTTGTTTATATGATAAACCATTACCATAATCTGAAGCATCAAATGTATAAAAAGTATCTCCACTAAAATCTGGTATTGTAATAAAATTATTTTTTAAATATTTAATATCATTATAAAATTTTTCATTATCATTATTTGTACCAGTTGCATTAATTAAGTTTTCAAAACTAAGATCTGATCTATGATGTCTAACATTATAAGATTTATAAAAAATATTATCATCATCTTCTTTTTTACAACATCTTATGTTATTAACATCACCTTCAATAGTTGGATGAAAATTATTATCACAAGTATAATCATTAATATAAAAAATTTTTTTTAAATCACCATAATATTCTTTACTTTTTTTTACTTCATCATTTTCGTCGTCATTAGATAATCTTGCTAAATTATTATTACATCTTTCATCAAAAATTAATTTACAACATTTACATTTTTTATTTTCTAAATCTATTTTTGTTAAATAAGATCCAAATGGACATTTTAATTCTAAATTTTCATTATCAAAAGAATATTCTTTACAACTATCTATATCTATTTTAGTATAAAGATATTCTCCACCATCTCCTCTAAATCCTGTTAAACCTGGTAATCCTATATCACCAATTAATCCTATCTTCCCTTTTAATCCATCGAGTCCTTTCATCCCTTTTTCTCCTCTGAAGCCTTTATTACCTTGTTCTCCTTTAACTCCTTTAAGTCCTGTAAGTCCTGTCAATCCTTTTACTCCGTCATTATCACCTTGGATTCCATCAAAACCTTTTTCTCCTCTATTGCCAGTACTTCCTGCAAGACCAGTTAAACCACGTTCTCCTTTATCACCAATAAGACCTTTTGAACCATCTGGTCCAGGTAAAAATCTATTAACTAAATTAAAAATTGTTAATATAGATACAATAATTAATATACTAATATGATATATTAATTCCATATAATAATAAACATATTTTCTATAATGAAGTATATTTTATTAAATCATCTAAATCATTTCTAGGAAAATCATAAATTTGTTTTGTTAAATAATTATAATCAGTTATCTCAACACCATCTTCATCCCTTCTAAAAATTAATGTTATTAGACTTAAAACATAATATTCATAATTAGTAATTGAACCATATTTTTTAATTATGTTTTCTTCTTCTTCTTTACTATAAATTTTAATTTCGTCTACTTTAGATTGATTACCAATTAAATTAAACATATTCTCTTCAGACATTTCTCTTATTGATTTTAAATTTTGAATTCCGGAGATTAAATTTGTAATTAAAATAATATTTTTTTTTATTATTACGATTGATTTCGGGTCGTATTCTTTTAAAATTTCGTGATATTTATTTTTAGGAATATAAGTATTTTCATAAGAGGAAATATTAGTATTATATTCTGTTAATATAGTTAATAATTTCTCTATTAATCTAGTTTTATTGTTAATTTTTTGAATAAGAGTATTATCAATCATTATTTTACAACAAGTAATATCTTTTATTAAACTATTTTTATCAAAAGTTATATCAAATATTAAAGAATCTTTAGGACATTCAAAATTACCACTTATTTTTAAACATTTACTTTTATCTGCTATAATATCTAAATCATTTAAATTTCCAATTATTCTTGTAGGACCTTTCGAACCTTTATCACCAATTTTCCCCATTGGACCTATAGATCCCTTATCTCCTTTTAAACCTTTATTTCCTCTATCACCTTTTAAACCTTTATCACCTTTTAAACCTACGACACCTTTATCTCCTATAGGTCCAGTTAGACCTTTATCACCAATAACACCTATATTACTTCCTACTAATCCTTTTGATCCAGAATATCCCATTGGTCCTGTTTTACCAGGAGGACCTTGAAGTCCTCTATCTCCTTTTGGACCAGTTAAACCCCTTTCTCCTTTTAAACCTTTTGGTTTTTTTATAAAATGATAAAAAATAATATTTAAAACTGATATTAAAAATATTAAATATATTAATATATTTTTCATATAATATAGTAATATAATTATTATGGATTAGTAATTTTTATATTATTATAATAAACACTAAATCTATCGTCATTATCATCTTCACTTGTTAATTTAAAACCTAATAATACATTATTCCAAGTCATATTTCCATTTAGACTGTCTAATCTTATTCCTTTCTCAAATCTACTAAAATCTCCTGAATTAATACTATAATACACTAATTCATTATTACTATTTAAAGTTTTTACTGGTTTAACCTCATCTATATTATTACCTATACCAAATTTTAAAATACTATTATCTCCTTTATCTCCTTTAAATCCTCTTATTCCTCTTAAACCTGGATCTCCTTTGTCACCATCTTCTCCTTGTTTACCTCTATCACCTCTATCACCTCTATCTCCTCTTTCCCCTCTTTCACCTTGTTCTCCCTGTTCTCCTCTATCACCTTGTAATCCTATTTTACCTTGTGAACTTCCATAATAAAAATCACCTTTCTCACCCATTAAACCCCTAGAACCACTACTACCTTTTAATCCTACAAGTCCTTTATCTCCTCTTTCTCCTTTAAGACCTTTTTCACCTTGATCCCCTACTGGACCTTTATCTAAAATATTTAATATAAAATAAATAATTGTTAAAATTAATGATATAAATATGAGCATATATATAATATAAATATATTTTAATAATATTTATCATTATATAATATACTAATTTCTTTCATTGATAATGGTTTTGAAAACCACCTCATTTTTGATAATAATATACCATCACAACTATATTCTGGAGATCCTCCTATAAATATTTGATCATCTTCATCTCCTAATTCTAAGTTTTTATATAAGTTTTCTTCTTGAAGTAATGTACTATTTATGTAATAACTTAATTTATTATTATTTCCTACTATAACTAAATTAAACCAATTATAATAATTATAAATTGTATCTCTTATACAATGGCCATGATTATCATCTACTATATTAAATGTTCCATCATTAGTATTTAAACTATTAAATCTAATATCAATTTTTGTACCACAAGTAGACCAGTTCTTAGGAGAAACTAATATTGCTGGATTATAATTATTATTAGATTTTCTCCATAAGAATATAGAACGCCAATTTTCATTATCAGTGGTTGTTATATTAATCCAGGTACTAAAAGTAAAAGTATTTTTACTTTCTAAAGGTAGAATTCTAGCTCCTAATTTCATACCATATTTATTATCATCAAATGATATAGTTTTATCGACTAATGTAATATGATTTAAATTTTGAAAAAAATCACATTTATTAGATAAGCAGGTGCAAGTATTAATATCATTAATATCATCACATAAAAGAGTATTTTTATTTATAAAAAGATTATCATTGTTAAGATCGATCATATTATTATTATTAAGAACTGATTTACAAGTATTTTTGTCATTTATATTTTCACAAATATATAATTTATTTCTGTTTAAATAAATATTTTGATCTTTAAGGTCAATTAAATTTATTTTAAATACATAATTAATTAGTAAAAGATATGTTATTGATAAAATTAGTGAAAATAATGATGTTAATAAGATAAAATTTTCGTTATTCATATATATTATATAAATATATTTAAATAGTAAACTATTATTTATATAAACATGGAAAATATAGAAAATTATGAGAATTTCGAAGATATGCCTCTAAAAGAAAATTTATTGAGAGGTATATTATCATATGGTTTTGATAAACCATCATCAGTTCAAAAAAAAGGTATTGTCCCGGTAATTCAGGGAAAAGATTCAGTTATCCAAGCTCAATCGGGATGTGGTAAAACTGGAACATTTAGTATTGCTTCATTACAATTAATAGATGAGTCAATCAAATCATGTCAAATTATTATTTTAAGTCCAACAAGAGAGATTGCAGATCAATCATTTATAGTAATTAAAAATTTATCAGAATATTTGAATATAGATATATCACCAGTAATAGGAGGTAAAAAATTAAAGAATGATGAAGTTAGTAAAGCACAAATTTTAGTTGCTACACCAGGTAGAATGTATGATATGATAAATAGGGGAGTTGTTAATATGTCAACTTTAAAATTATTTATATTAGATGAGGCTGATCAGATGTTAAACAAAGGTTTTAAAGAACAAATTATAGAAATATTAAAATTTGTACCAGAGAAATCGCAAATAGCAATTTATTCAGCAACAATGCCAAATGATATTTTATTATTAACAAAGGAGTTTATGAAAGATCCTATTCAAATCTTAGTAAAAAAGGAAGATTTAACTTTAGAGGGTATTTCTCAATATTATATTTCGTTAGAAACAGAGCAAGAAAAATATGAAACATTATGTGATTTATATAAGTCAATTTCAGTAGGTCAATCAATGATTTATTGTTCATCAAAAAAAAAAGTAATTTGGTTATCAGAAAAATTATCAGATGAGGGTTATCCAATTTCTAGTATTCATGGTGATATTACTCAAGTTGATCGTGATAAGATTATGAAAAATTTTAGAAAAGGAGAAACTAGAGTATTAATTACAACTGATTTATTAGCAAGAGGTATTGATGTAAAAGCAGTATCATTAGTAATTAATTACGATTTACCAGAAGACATGCAGTCATATATTCATAGAATTGGAAGAACAGGTCGTTTTGGTAGAAAAGGTTGGGCAATTAATTTTGTTATGAAAACAGATGATAAGTATATGAGAAGTATTGAGAATTTTTATCAAACTCAAATAATTGAAATGCCAAATACTATACCAGATTTAATAAAATAATTTTATATATATATATATATGGTTGTATTATATGACGAAAAAAATATAGATATTATAACTAATAATTTAGATAAAATTAGTAATAAAGCAAGAAAGTATGCATTAGAAAATAAAATTAGTCCGTCATTAGTAACGTATAATAAAGTCATAAAAGTTATTAAAAATTATATTGAAAAGAATAAGAGAGTTGTGTATGGAGGATATGCATATAATGAGTTGATTATACATAAGAATGAAAAAGACAGAATTTATTCAAAGGATGGATTAGATCAAGCAGATATAGAGTTTTATTCTTTTGAGCCTATAATTGATTTAATTAATATAGGTAATGAGTTAAAGGAGTTAGGATATAAGAATATTCAAGTTAAATCAGCGATGCATTTAGAAACATTTACATTATTTGTAGATTATTTTGGATATTGTGATTCATCATATATGCCATCTAATTTATTTCATAAGATGCCATTATGGCAATTTGGTAAATTAAAATTAGCTCATCCTAAGTTTATATTAATTGATATTTTAAGAATGTATAATGATCCAATAAATAGTTATTGGAGAATAGAAAAAAATTTTAAAAGAGCTATCAAATTATTAAAATATTATCCTTTGGATACCAAAGGTAATTTTACTAAAGTTGCTATTAATAATGATACTAAAGATATTTTAAATTTTGTTAGAAAAAATATTATTATTGGAAGTAAGTTACTTGTTTTTGGATATTATGCTTATGATTATTATAAATATAAAGCAACAAATCAAGAATCACCTTTATATGTACCTTATTATGATGTAATTTCTACTGATTTAAAAAAAGATGCTAAAAAAATTTACAAAGATTTATCAGCATTTAGTAATAATATAGAGGTTAAGGAGTATCATCCATTTTTCCAATTCTTTGATAGTAGAATATCATTTGAATATAAAGGAAAAGAAATTTTAAATTTGTATGGTCATAATTGTATGTGTATTCCATTTTTTAATTTAGAGAAGAAAAAAATGAATATGGTAACATATCCATATTTAATATTAATGTTACTAATAAAATTCATATATTTACATATTAATAATAATAAAGAGTCTAAAAATTATGATTTTATGTTAGAGAATATAATAACATTAAGAAATGAGTATTTAAAGAAGAATAAAAAAACGGTATTAGATAATACTCCTTTTGAAGAGTTTAGAATAGAATGTATGGGTGATACAATAGATCAATCAAAAAAAAGATTTATAACAAAAGATTCTTATGAGAAGAAGAAATTTTTATTTAAATATGATATAGATAATCCTCCAAACTTTGATTATAAAGAAATTTCATTTAGAAATTTATCTGGAAATTTAAATACAACTAAAAATAGATTATTAGATTTATAAAAAATATATTAATTTTATATATATATGATATATAAAATTAATTATAATATACTTGGAGGAGGGAATTTAAACTATGCTGAATTTCCAGATTATCCAGATAATTTAAAAGATATTAGATTATCTAAATGGCCACCTAAATTAAATTCAAATATTAATATAAAATATGATTCTTTTGATTTTAATGGTACAATTGTAGAATATATTTGGAATGATACCGCTTGTATTGTAAAATTAGATACAGAAACTTATACGGAACCATCATTATCATCTTATACTAAGTATAATAATGGAAAAGGATATTATCTTTTATTAGGAGATCATTTTTGGACATATAATTCTAAAAAAAATGATGTACCTAAAACTAAATCTGATCTACCTAAAACTAAATCTGATCTACCTAAAACTGATAAAGAAATACAAAAAAATTTACAAAAAAAAGAAATTAAACATAGCCCATTATTATCAGATAAAAAAAATCATTATTTTTCAGAAAATAAAATTGATTTTATTTTAACTGATAATGATAATGTACTTACATCTTTACCAAAAGATAAAATTGAACTAATTAGAAGAAAATTAATTTCTTTTGAAAAAATTGATGAAAAAGATATTAAAACAATTGTTAATAAAAATATTGCTGTAAATAATCTTATTATTAATAATGAAGATATGACTAATGAAGGAAATAAAATTATTTGTTGGATTGATAAAGTACTTAAAAAAGAAGTTTTTAAAGATTTAATTACTAAAATTCATGATGATTATGTCTATATTACTAGAAAAGGTACTAAAATTAAAGATGTAATTACAAAAAATTTAGTACCTGATTTAAAATACTTTGATTGGCAATATAATAATCCTATTGATTATGATACACTTAAATATGTTATTTATCAAAATACTTTTCAAAAAAAATTAGAAGAAAATATTTTACAAAAAAAAGAAGCCGAAGAAATATTATCTCAAGAATTTGTTATCGCTTTACAACCTGCACCTGATTACCAAATGTGGACTTTAAAAAGACTAATTATGATATTATATGGTGATACTGCTTTAGAATCAAGAATTAGAAAAATTAAAGTTTTAATTAATCAATTCAGAGCAGATCCTAACCAAGAATATAATAAAAAAAATGGTATTCTTCCTCAAATATTAATTTATCCAAATTATGGTTCAGAAAATTCGCGATTAGTAATATCTAAATTAGAATACTATTTTTCTTTATATATCGATAATATATTCAATAATAAATATTTAAATATAGAATGGATAGATAGTAATCCAACTTATTTTATAAAAAAAAATAATCTTATTTATTTTTCAAATGGTTCTATTGATTTAAAAAAATATATTGAAGATTCTATTAAGAGTAATAATAATATAATAAATGATATTTTTACAGAAGATTACACTAAATTAATTAATAGTGATAAAATTATGTCTGTTTAATTTCATTAAAATATTTATAAATTATTTTTTTAGGAAATTTTCTTTTATTATAATTTAAATTTTTATTAATTTTAATATTATTTGTAAATATTCCAACTTTTGTCACTTTACCAATATATCCTTTCCAAGGATCTGTTGTTATTTGAACTATATCACCTTTTTTTATATCACGATTACAAATTAAAAAAATATTTATTTTAAATACTAATAAACTATACAAATATATTAAAAAATAAAATATTGTTAAAATTAAAATTAGTAATACATAATTATATAAATCATCTGAAACAAATTCTTGAAATGTTATTTTAATATTATTTAAATTTTGATTTATATTTAATGACTCAATCTCTACTAGTAACTTGTTTATTAAAACTGTCTTAATCATATTTAATTTATCCATTTTTATATAATAATAATATTGTATGAAAATTAAAATTTATTTCAATTTTTATATATGTTACCATTTCAAAATGAAAATATTTTAGAAATAGGTGTTGATGAATGCGCTAGAGGATGTCTGTTTGGTAGAATTTATGGATGTGCTGTAATATATCCAACTGATGGTATTGATAAAAATATAGAAAACTTAATTAAAGATTCTAAAAAATTATCTAGAAAAAAAAGAAATATTATATACGATTACTTAATAAAAAATATTAAATACGCTACACATTATTGTGATAATTATGAAATTGATACTATTGGAATACAAAAATGTAATTACAAAGTTTTTCATGAATCTATTAAAAAATTAAATGTTATTCCTGATAAAATTTTAGTCGATGGTAGATGCTTTGAACCATTATCAATTAATAATAAATTTATACAACACGAATGTATTATTAAAGGCGATAATTTATATTTAAGTATCGCTTGTGCATCTATTATTTCTAAAGTTGAACACGATAATTATATTGATAAACTTCTTTCGGATAGACCAGATCTTAAAAAATATTGTTTACAAAATAATTATGGTTACGGCACAAAAGATCATATAAATGCTATTTCACAATATGGATTATCAGAATTTCATCGAAAATCATATAAAATAAAAAAATTAATTATTAATAATATTTAATATTTCAAGTTTGTTATAACAATAATATTCTTTAAAATATTTAATTATACAAATATTATATTTTTCTAATGATTCTATATCTAATTTTGTTCTATCTAAATAATGATAATACTCATTAACTAAAATTATTACTTTATCTATTATTACTTCTCTTTCTTGATTATTGATTAATATTATTTTATGGATTAAATCATTAATATTATCATCTTTATTTTGTTTAATTAATTCAATAGTAAATTCTAAATAAGATGATAAAAAACTATTACAATTTTCATTTTTTAAATTTTTTTTATCAAAATTTACTGTCTTAAATAATGTATTCTCATTTGCTAAAATTATCTTAGACACAATAGATTTATATAACTCATATAAATTATCTAAATTATTACTACAATTTGTTTCTATTTTACTATCAACGATTTTTTCAAAATTCATTTTATAATAATAATAATATTATTATAATATGAATTATTTTCAAATTTTTATAATTCAGAATTAAATGATAATTTTTCTAACTTACTTTTTATTTTTTTGAATATTGATTTCTTTACTCTTGATTTATAATCTTTAAATTTCCATAAATCTACACCACTCTTTAATGATAACTTTTTTAAAAAACTTCTCATATCATACTTAGTCATTACATACTCACTAATAAATTTAACTTTTAATTTCATATCATTCATATTATTATCTAATTTATTCTTAGATAACTCTTCTCTATTACTTACTATATGTACCTTACCCTTTTTAATTACTAAATATTTTAATAACTCTTGGAAATCTGAATATAACCATCTATTCATCGTTCCCTCAAAAAAATATTTTGTAACATTTCTTATTAAATCTCTATCATTATTCACATTTTGATAACTATAACTTCTTGGAATATATGATTGATATAATGGAGCAAATGGCGGAAAATTAATTTTTATCTTTTTTTTATCTTTATCACTATCCTTATCACTATCTTTTTCAATAGATATTGTAGGTGAAAGTAGATATGGAGAATGTGGAGATAAATATATATTTTTGGCAGATGAACTTAAATAAGGATATACTTTAGAAGCAGGAGTTAATGTACTTAAAAAATATGGGTTTATTATTTTTTCATACTCGTCATAATTTAAATATGGATTATAAAACATATATATATATATATAAATATATAATTATTTTAGTATATTTATAAAAAAATATTCAGTATCTAAGTCAGAACTCTTTATATCTATATTTTTTATTTTATCTTTTAATTGACTTTCATTTAAATCTATATTCTCTATTATCGTATATATTTTATAAATTTCTAAAATCTGATTTAAATTATTCTTATATTCATTAAAAAAAACTTTCCATGAATATGATAAAATTCTTTGAAAACCATATTTTAAATCATTCTTTTTATAATTTTTAAAATAATTTAATGTATCATTCCAATTATAAATTTTATAAATTTTATTTAATATATTTTTTTCCTTTACACTAAAAACGGGTATTACTGATTTAGTATTCAAATATTTATCCATATATATATATTTTTATTTTTATATTGTATATATTATGGATAAAGTATATAAAAATTTAGAAAAATATAAGAGTGATAAATTTAATCCAAAATTATTTGAATATGAGAATTTCCTTTCTTTAAAATTTAACTTGTCTAGCAAATTAAATATTAAATGTTTTAAATATGATGATTTTGACGTAATTAAAATTTATAAAAGTAAAGTTTACTTTGATAAAGAAATTATCCAAAATAATATTCAAAAATGTAATATTTTACCATTATATATTTATGATGACAATAATACACATATAATTTCAGTTATTGTTGATAAACCAAAAAAAACTATCTCATTATTTACTAATAATCAAAATAATAAAATTTTTTATAAAAAAATTATTCAAAAATTTAACCTTAATTATAAAATTATAGTTGATAATGTTAATATAAAATGTGATTCTTATCAAACTTTATGTGTACCTTTATCATTATTAATGATATATTGCTATTTTAACAATATCGATCTTAATAAATTTATACAATATATTAATAAACTATCTATTAAATCAACATATTATTTTCTTGATAATTTTCTTAATTATTTAGAAAATTGAATTTTTTTTACATTTAATATATTTTCATAATATAATAAAATGTCACATAATAAAAGACTTGATTGGAATGAATATTTTATGTCTATCGCTAAACTAACATCTGTTAGAAGCTCCTGTAAAAGATTACAAGTTGGTTGTGTTATCGTTAAAGATAAACATATCGTTAGTACTGGATATAATGGATTCCTACCATCATTCCCTCATGAATCAATTGTTGTTAATAACCACGAACAAGCAACCGTTCATGCTGAACAAAATGCTATTGCTGATGCAGCATGTAGAGGCACTTCTGTTAATAATAGTATCGCCTATATTACTCATTATCCTTGTATTAACTGTTTTAAAATTTTAGTCGCTTCCGGTATTAAAACTATATATTATCTTAACGATTACAATAATGACCCCACTATTAATATACTTCTTCAAAAAAATTCCTCCATCGCTATTTTAAAAATTGATATTTAACTCTTATTCTCATATATTATTAATACACTATTTTTCTGATATTTAATATCTACAATTTTTATTTTAGTCGCATTTTCCTCTATATATGCATTTATTTTATCCTCAAATGAAATATCCTCACGATTTAAACTAAGTGATGATGAACCATTATTATAATTAATTATTTTTACTCTTTTTTTCTCTATATCAATATCATCCTCCCAATTTTGTGCATAATCTAAAAACTTTTCTTGATAAGAACCTATTTCGTTGTCTATGATCTTGTCTTTATAATTATATGACATATATATTAATATATATATATATATTTTTAAATTAATTATATATTCTTTATATATAAATATAATGTTCTTTAAATACCTTTTTTATATTACTAATTTTTATCTTTTAAATAATCTTTTTTATATATTTTTAGAAAAAAGATATATTTCTATATACAATAGAGATCGATTAAGATATATAACTAAAAATATAGTAAAATCTATAATTTTATTTATAATATTTTTTTATTCAATAATTGTAAATAAATGGTCTAATGAAAATATTTATAATTATGGAATTATTTATGCTAGTCATGATATTCTATCATTAATAATGTATAATGATATATTATCTAAAACTACTAAATTACATCATTTAGCTGTTTTAGTTTTATCGATATTAAATTTATATAATACTTATGAAATATATAATGTTTGGCATGGTTTAGTATTATATTGTTTATTAAGTGCTTTTTATATTAATTTTTTCCTTGGAGCAAGATTTTTATTTAATAGAAATTTATCTAGTATTATTTCTAAAAAACTTTTTTTTTATTACTTAATTACTTGTATAATTAATTGGTTGTATCAAATTTATAATATTTATTATTTTTTTAATATTTATTATCTTTCACTTATATTATTTATTGTATATGATGATATTGTTTTACTTAGATTTTTATATACTTACTAAATTGCAAATTTTTCTGTATACTCTTTCGCTTTTAAATTAAACTGATCTATATCATTTTTATGATAATCACCCGCATCCAAATTTAACGGATCATTCGAATTGGGACAATATAATAATGAACTCACTGATAATAAAGTTTTTCCTAATGTCAATGCTGGACTCCACTGATCTTTTAATATATCTAAACAAATTGCACCCGCTAAACTTACATTAGGATGATATACTTTTGTTATAAATGTTACTTGAGGAGGCACAAAAGGATAGTTTTTCGGAAACTTAACATTTAACTTAAAAGTACCATTCTCATATGGCGAATCACTTGGACCTTTTATTAATAAATAAATATCATAAATATTACTCTCATCATAATCTACTAAATTAATATCCTTATACTCATTCGATAAAATCTCTTTAATCTCTTTCAAAATTCTTTTCTTAGATATCATTTATAATAAATTATAAACTTATTCTTAAATAAAATTGAATTAATTATATTTATAACATTAATCTATATATAATATATAAAAAATGAATTCATTAAAAATAATATTTGAAAATTATAAATTATTTAATAAAGATCCTGTTGATGGAGTATCTATCGATTTTAATGATGAAAATCCATTTGAATGGAATTTAATTATCATAGGCCCAAAAGATTCACCTTATGAAGGAGGATGTTTTAAAGCTAAGATTCTTTTTCCTAAAAATTTCCCTCACAGCCCACCTGATTTTATATTTATCTCCAAAATATTCCACCCTAATATTTACGAAAATGGAAAAGTTTGTATATCTATATTACACGAAGGTGAAGATAGATTTGGTTATGAAAGTGCTGATGAACGATGGAGACCAGTTCATACTGTTAATAGTATTTTATTAAGTATTATTTCATTATTACATGATCCTAATGATGAATCACCCGCTAATATTCAATCCGCTAAAGTATGGAGAGAAGATAAAAAAGAATTTCAAAAAATTGTTAATCAATGTACTAAAGAATCCTTAGAATAAATATATTTAAGAACATATCTATTATAAATAATAAATGGAACATCAATTAGATATTGAAATTATAAAAAACTTTTTTAAAGATAGGAGCGTTACAGTTCCTGATATATCAAGAAAAGAAAAAATAAAATTAAAATTTTTAGAGACAGAAAATTCTAAAAATTTTAAATATTTTAATGAATTATTTAAGGATAATATTGATAGAGTAGGTATTAATAATTATGAAGAATCATTTTTATTTTCTATATTATATATTTTTGATGATAAATTTATTTTATTTGATGATAATTATAGAAACAGTTTAATTAAGTCTTTTAAATTTAAGTTTATGGATGATTTAGTTGCAAAAAAAATTAATTTACCAAAAGAATTTAAAATGAAAAGATTAAAATTAATTACTAAATATAGAAATAATACATTAGATTTTAATGATTTTATTTATATTATTGCTTCTTTTTTAGAAGTTAATATTTTTATATTTTGTTATGATACTAATAAAATAACTGTTTTTTATAATAATAATAAATTAAATTTATATAAAAACAATATATTTTTGAATAAGATAAATAATATTTATTATCCATTAAATTATGCAAATGATAATGGTAAATTTTTTAAATATAATTCTTCTATTATATCTTCTGTAATAAACTCTGATAGATTAGTTGCTCATAAGAAAATTTTAGAAATAGCAATTAATAATGATGAATTATTAGATAAATATAAAAATAAAGATTTACAAAATATAATTATAGATATAAATGATGACTCTGATTGTAGTGACAATGAATTTACAGAAAACTCATTTAATTCTGAAATTAATTACAATGAATTATCAGAAGATTTAAAATTTATTAATAATAAATACACAAAATCTGAAAGTACAAACGAATACACAATTGATAGTGATATTAGTTTAGATATTAATATTGAATTTAATGATATAGAATATGATATTAAAAAAATTAAAGATTATTCTAAATCAAAATTGAAGTCATTAAAAAAAGACGAAATAATTGAATATCTCAGTGTTTTAAATTACGATAAACAAAGTTTAAAGAAGAAAACAAAACCTTTATTATTAGAAGATTTAACAAAAGAAATTGAAAAATTAATTTAAAATTCAAAATGGACGTGGTAATCCAAGTAATACAAATACTTTAAACCCTTGGAAATTTAAAATGGAACAAAAAATAATTATATAATATAACTATAATTATGAAACATAAAACAGAAGATTATAAAATTAGTGCTGTTAAATATTATATTAATAATGAAGTTAGTATGGATAAAGTGTGTGAAATTTTTGAATGTAGAAAACCTAAAAATTATAAAGAATAATATACTTAAAAATTATTTAATAATTATTTTTAAGTATATAATGCGGTTAAAAGAAGAATTATACAAAAAAGAACAAGATGAAATTTTACAAAAAATTATAAATATTATTGATTTAGATAAAGAAAATAGCATTACTTTATATGAATTAGATAGTAACACTGAAAAACAAAATAAAATAATAGACTTAATACCTGATATCAGAAAATATTTTAGTTATGCTTGTATGAAAGGAGTAAGAAATCCAGAACAATGTAAAAGACCTTATTTATCTATTATCAAACATATTACAAAAAAAGAATACAATATTTATAATTCTGATTGTAGAATTAATGATGATAATCAAATTAGAACAACCAAATATATTTTTATTAAAAAAACTACTTAGAGAATTATTTTATATAATTATTAATATAAATGCGGAAAAAAATCAAAAATGAAATATTTAGTGATAATATAGAAATGAATATTAAAGAAGAACTACCTGATGATTTTTTCAAATGTGTAAAAGTTTCATTAAAACATGTTCTTAAACATTATGAAATTAATCAAACTAAAATTAATGAAACTGTGGTTAAAGCGAATAAAATAGTCATTCATACTTTGCAGTTTATGAAACTTTATTTATTAGATTTTTACAACAATCATAGTTCATTACCAAAAATAGATAAAGAGTTTATTAATTGCTGTATGAAAATATTATGTAATGAAAAAGCAACTGGACGACCACCTAAAAAAGAGATTAAAGAATTAAAAGATAAACTAAAATTGTTTTATAATGAACATTATAAACCTTTGTGTCAAGATGAAGAGTTAGATTATACCTATATGAACACAATCTTGGACTACTTAACTATTGATATATTAACTATGTATGAAAACAATATTAAACAGCATTATATTGATTATGTAGAACGATATGTGAATGTAGTATGGAAACAAAAATTTATGACAAACCAAATAAGAAAAGTAAAGAAAACTAAAAAAGATAGAGAAGCAGGTGTAAGAAACTTAAATACACAATTAAGAAAAATTAAAAATGATTTATTAAACATAGAAAACAATGAATATAAATCAAAATCTTTTTATCATCAGTGGATTAAAGAAAATCATAAATTAGTAATTCCTAATAAAAAAAATTTCAAGAAAGATAATTTATATTATGACTTACAATGTAATCCTCAAGATTATCTAAGTTGTATGATTTATATAATGAAATATGTAGAAGAACAAGGATTTACTACTATTAATCCTTTTCCATTACGTAATGATATTATACCTAAGCATATTAGAATAGATACTACTACATTAGTTCATCTTTTAATGTCAAAAGAACAAGGAAATAAAACAGACTATTTATTTAATGGAAATCTAAAAAGATTTGAAGATAAAATCTGGAATTTCTTTTTTAGAACAGAAAGACAATGTTTTAAGAAAAACTGGTATTCTTTCCATCATATGATAGAAACGGATGGTGTAAGTTGTTCTATTTTGTTATTACGAAAAGATAAAGTTGGAAAAAAAGTAATAATAAATAAAAATCCAAATAGAGAACAATATATAGATGAACTGAAAGATTATTCTAAACTTCAAGATAAAAATATAGTTGCTATTGATCCAGGAAAGTGTGATTTATTATTTTGTGTTGATAGTAGTGATGCAGAAGCAAATCAATACAGATATAGCCAAGATAGAAGAAGAAAAGAAACTAAAAGTAAAAAATATGGAAAAATATTATTAGAACATAAAAAAACAAAAATAGGTGATAAAACGATTATTGAATATGAAACTGAATTATCAAAATACAACAGAAAAACATTAAGAATTGAAGAGTTTAAAAAATATTGTAAAAAGAAAAATGAAATGAACTATCATCTATGTAAGTTTTATCAAAAAGAACTTTATAGGAAATTAAAATTAAATGGATATTGGAACAGATTAAAAAGTGAACAAAAACTTATTAATCAATTCAAAAAGATATTTGGAAAACCAGAAGAAACAATAGTCTATTTTGGTGATTATGAACAAAGAAAACATATGAAATATAAGGAGGCAATAAAAGGAAAAGGTATGAGAACCTTGTTTAAGAAAAATGGTTATAAAACATACTTAGTAGATGAATTTAGAACGAGTTGTAAATGTTCTAAATGTTATGGTGGTAGTTGTGAAAAGTTTATGATTCGAGAAAATCCTAAACCATATAAAAACAATCTTAGACTCGTCCATGGGTTGATTAGCTGTAAGAGCTGTTCTAATGTGTGGAATAGAGATTGTAATGGAGCAAAAAATATCTATAAAATAGCATACAATTCTATTAATAGTATGGATAGACCAAGTTATTTATGTAGGAATTTATCAGATGTATTACACGATACATCAAACCCACAATTTACACGGCTTGAAACAGTCAAACCTTGTTAATTTATTTTGGATCATTTTGTTCCATTTTAAATTTCCAAGGGTGTAAAACTAAATATAATTATCAAATATAGATGACCAATAACATTTTATTATAATAAAATAATACATAAATGATGATGAAAATGATAGTGTTGAAAGTAAACTAAGATTACATTTATCAATATCAATGATTAAATTTTATTCAAAGAACAATACTACAGCAGGTGCTTGCAGTATTTAATTTTTTTAAATATAATTAATTATATTTAAAAAATTATTTATATTTTATTTTATGGATATAAATAAAATTGTTTTAATAAAATCTTATTCAGATCAAATTAGAAAGTTTAGAAGTTTAAACAAGTATAAAAATCTATCTGAAGAAAGATTTTCTCAAGAAATGGAATCGCTATTTCCTGAGTTTGTTAAAGAAAATAAACCAATATTTGATTTATTAATTTCAAATAAAGATCTTGAATTTCTAGATTTAATGTTTTATAAATTAAAAGAAATTGATAATGAATATAAATTAAGAGAAAATGAAAAAAATGATATCAAAGAAACTATTGAAGATATTAGAAACTTTGTTTTAGCAAACGAATCTTTAGAAGAAAAAGAACTAAAAGAACAAGTAAAAAATTATAATGAATCATTTTATGATAAATATCCAGTTATTATTAATAGGTTAGTTGAAAAAGAAACTAGAAATTTAAATGTAGATCAGTTATTCTTAGATGAAGTAAAATTTAAACACGAAACACAAATAGGTGATGTTTTAGCTAATAAGTATATTAAACCTAAGGTTAATAATTAATACATTAAAATCCTGA